AGCCTGGGGAAGGAGCCGCAGGCACGCCGCCAGGCGTTCAGGAAGGCGATGGGGCGCCAGGCGAGCCTCAGGAAGGCCAGGAAGGCGATGGGGCGCCAGGCGAGCCTAGGGAAGGAGCCGCAGGCACGCCGCCAGGCGTTCAGGAAGGCGATGGGGCGCCAGGCGAGCCTGGGGAAGGAGCCGCAGGCACGCCGCCAGGCGTTCAGGAAGGCGATGGGGCGCCAGAGGAAGGCGATGAGGCGCCAGAGGAAGGCGAGGGGGCGCCTGGGACGCCTGAGGATGAAGCCGGTCACGGTCCCGAGCTGGACCCCAACGCCAACACGCTGGAAGACATGGTCCGCCAAATCGCCAGGCGCGCCGGCATCGATAATCTCAAAACCCACCTGAGCGGCAGCGCCGAACACGTGCTGAACACGACGCGCGCCAGGATCGGACGGCAGGACCCACGGCCATCGGACCGCAATCAAGCCGCCGCAGAACGGCTGAACGCGCTGCTGACCGCGAACAGCGTCTTGCACGGGCAGGTTTCACGGTTGCTTGTGAGCGATGAAGTGCACCGCCGCACGCACCATGAAACCAGCGGCCGGCTGGACCGCCGCGCGTTGGTCCGCATGCGCGCCGGGGCCCTGGACGTGTTTTCCAAGCGGGACGATACGCCTGGGATCGATACCGCGTTGCTGGTCTTGATCGACGGGTCCGGTTCCATGAACGCTGGCGTAGATGACTTTAACGCCGGCAAGGGAACCCGCATGGACATGGCCAAGGCCACGGCATGGGCTGTCGCCAAAGCCGCGGAAAGCGCCAATGCCAAGGTAGCAGTGGCAGCGTTCCACACGCCTGTCGAAAACGTCCGCGCCAAGATGCACCATGCCGATATTTGGCTGCTGAAAGACTGGACCGTGAGCGTTGCCGAAAGCGCCGCCATTATCAGCCATGCGTACGGACATTCTTACACGCCCCTGTCGCAATCGATCATTGGCGCGGCCGAGTATCTGCGGGAAGCCAACGCGACCCGCCGCATCCTGCTGGTCCTGACCGATGGCGCTTGTGAGCTGGGCGCCAGGGCAGTCACGGCCGCGTGCAATATCGCCGCCGACATGGGCGTGGAAACCGTGGGCCTGGGCATGGCGTGCCCGGAAGTGGTGGACGCGTTCCCGCCCGGTTACTCCGAAAACATCACAGACCTGGCGCACCTGGCGCGCGAGGGGATGCGGGTCCTGACCGCCATGCTGGAAGACGCGAACCAACGTGGCGCCGACTAGGGAGGCAAGGATGACCACGCCCACGACGGACCCGAACCACCCATGGAACCGCTATCCCTGGCAAAGCGCCAACTCGCGTGAGCGCAAGGGGATCGATGATTTTCTCGACGTCGCCGAGGCGTTCGCCGGCGAAGCGCCGCTTCCCGCCGCAGAGGCGCGGCGCATGCTCGACTGGCTCCGCGAGCTGGTCAAGCGCCCCTCCCCGCTGAGCCCATAGGAGGGGGGCGCCGGGCACGCCGGCCCAACGCTGAGCCGCCGCGGCTGGTCCCGGTCCCGGTCCCGGTCCGGTCCGGACGTGCGGCAAGCGAGGCGCCGTACGAAGGCGAGCCGGCGCGCGCCCCCCTGCCCCATCGACATACCGGCGAAAATCGTCCGGCGCGCGCCCTCATCCGCCGCCCCCCTACCCCTTCAACATACCGGCGAAAGCTGCCCAACAGAATGTCGGTTGGTGTAGGGGTGTAGGGTGTGTAGGGTCTCCCGATACTCACAAGGGTGAAAATATATACCCCCCTACACACATATTATGCACCACCCACTATGTACATATGCGGTTACCGGGTTTACCCTACACCCCTACACCCTCATTTTTGTATCGTAACGTCAGTTCACAGGCTTGAGCCGTGCCCCCACCAGCACAACACCCTTCTTCGTGCGCCTGCAAGTAATTGACATACCAGCGATTTCGGCGGCGCGCACAGCCGCATCCTTGAACATCCGTTGCGAAACCGGCGGCAGCCCCTCGTCCCCGCACCACGCTTCGTAGTTGGTGTGAGCCTCGTTGCTCATCATTGAATACCCGGTCCCGGCTTCACACTGCTCGCTCATCCACAACGCAACGTTGTCCTCCTCGACGAAATATTCCCGTGATGCCTTCACAACAGCTTGTGGGATCAGGGACCCAAAGCCTGCACCTCCATCGGCAAGTGCCGCCAGGACCTCGCCGCAGCCCTCGATCAGCTTCCATAAAATCCCGGGATACTCCGGGACCAGCCGGTCCTTGAGGGACGGGTCCATCTTCTTCGGCATGTGCTCGAACGGTAGCATCAGCAGGCGCCGTGCGATGGCCGGGTCCACGTGCCCGATCGCCGGCTTGTGGTTGCCGACCAGCGTGAGCTTATGGGTCGGCTTGAACTCGAAGAAATCCCGCCGCATGAACCGGCCGTGCAGGTTCCCCTCGTGCCCCGTTAGCTCCTTCAGCCGGCGCAGGTTCCAACGCGCACCGTCTGAAATCTCACTGCCGATCGCCATGCGCGCCCCCGCTAGCCGTGCAATTTCCGTGGGGTGTTCCTCGTGCTTGCGCTGCATGAACATATCGCTGCCCAACATCACCGCGTAGCTACCGGCGATTTCGCTGACGGTGTGGATCACGACGCCTTTGCCGTTGCCGCCGGTCCCGTGCAAGAACGCCAGCTTCTCGGCGGACGTGTCCCCGGACAGGCAATATCCGAACCACTGGTGCACGAACGTAATTAAATCCGTGTCCCCGTCGAAGGTCTCCCACATGAACTTGTCCCAGATGGGCGTGGGTATCCGCACCGGCGGCACTGAAGCACGACGAAGCATCAGGTCGGTCGGTTCGAGCGGCCGCGTCGAGCCGGTGCGCAGATCAACGTGCACACCCGCGGCGGACATCGCGACGGGATCGTTGTCCCAGTCATGGATCGTGGTGGCAATGCGCGGGTCGTGCCTCGCAATCTTCAATATCGCCCGGGCTGCACGTTCGATCGAAACTGCATCGCTAATCCTGTCCATACTTCCCTCTTTCTGCTGCTGTTGAAACCGGCGTTTACAGGCGCGCAGCGCCCAATCGAAGGCCGACCCGGTCACATCGGTCCTCCATCCCTTCCGCTGGTCCCGGACCAGCGTGTTGTCGCTCGTGTGGTCCTGCCGCAGCTCGTGCACGTGCCGCTCGACGAACTCACCCGCCACATCCGCGGCGAACCGTGGTGAGTTGCCCACCGGGATCAGCCGCCCAAGCACCGGGTCCGCCAGGTCGACATCGTCGAAATCGATCTGCGCCAGGGTTGTCACCAGCCCACCGCTGTCCTCGATCACCAACTCCGTCAGCCGCTCGCGCAGGTCAGGCAGCCCACGCCCGGCACAGTGCCCGTGGTGACACCTGAAGCCCCGGCCCGGTGCGAAGAACGTCCCGCTGTCCGCACGGTCCGTGTGCTCCTCGTCCCAGGGACACCGCACGTCGACGCCCCAGCCCATGCTGTCCCGCGGCTGCGAGAGCACCCGACCCAGTTCGCGGAACGCTTTGAGAAACGGGTCGCCCTCGTCGATGTCCCCCGTGCCCGCCGGTCCCCGGACCGCAGCCTTGTCCTGGGACCAGCTTGGATCATCATCGGCGGCCACCCCGAGCCGCCCCCTTAGACCTTCCACCTCCTGCTCCGTCATCACCCGGCCGGTCCACTCGGACCGCACCGTCCAGTCCGCCCCGCCCTTCCCATTCCGCCCCACCGGCAGGCGCATATACCTCGTGACGCCTTCCATGCCCGGGTCCTGGCCCCCTGGTCCCGTCAGCGCCACGCGGACGGCGTGCACGAGGGCACGGGCGACGCCGACGTGCACGATCGGCGCTTCGAGGCGATACCCCCACTGAAAATTATCCCGCGAGGTCTCGATCCGAAACGTGGGCTCCCCCAGGAGCGCCTCGACCGCCGCCGCGTCGATCTTGGGGCCGACATCGTCGACCGCCAGGACCCACAGCGCCTTGAAGTCTTCCTCGACGCGCCGGTCCCCTACGAACATGCTCACGCAGTAGTAATTGTTCGTGTCCTGGGACAGGTGCCTGAGCCAGCCCGAAGCCCACCCCCCGGCCCAGCTTTCCCGGGGCGTGCTCGTCGCCCTCGGGTCTCCCGGGACCGCGCACACATGCGCGTTTCCCCATCCTTTCCCGAACACCAACTGCAAAAAACTCCGGTTGTTCATCGGCCTCGCCGTGGACAGAGTTCCCCCGCCACTGGATGCGCTGCTCATTTCGCTCCTGCTCCTGATCGGCCCAACGCTGTGCGTCGTTTGTCGCGCGGCGGTCGTCGTCAGGTTGTCGCGCAGGACAAGGACCGGACGAGGCTGCGCGGGCCTTCACAGAACAGTCAAGACCCCCAACCCCTGGGGGTCTTGCACCCGGTCGACATACCGGCGATATGTCTGCTTCAGACCTTGCCCCGCGGCGTCTGGGCGTCTTTCGCCGTGGACGGGGTCCAACAGGCGTCCTGCCGCCACCCTCACGGTTTGTGCTCCTGCACAAACTGCGCGGCGGTCACCGGCGAGGGTGGCTTAGCGGGAGCCAAACACAGGCCGGCGGGGGTGACAGCTCGCCGGCCTGTCGTCTCCGAGGTAAAACACCGCGACGGTTTCAAGCAGCCGGACCACAAAGTCGATCATCTGATCGTCCAGCCCACGTTGCCGTAGAAAACCAAGAACCCGAAGATGAGCAGCACGAGTATGCTGCCCACTATCGACGCTGCTTTGCGAAGCCGCTTCACGCGTCGATCCTCCACCGTTCTGCGACATCTCGGAGGTCCTGCGACAAGACGTGTGAGTAGGTTTTCTCGATCGTGTCCACCGTGTCTGCCAGCCAAAGGGCGACGTTGTGGATAGTCTCGCCATCCATCAGCATGTGCGTCGCCTTCGTGTGCCTGAACACGTGCGACGTAACCCACGGCAGCCCCAGGTCCGCCATAAACGCACGGAAGTGGTTCTTGAGCGTGTCGTCGCTGATAGCGATTACTCTACCGCTGACGGGACAGCCCGCTGCGAGCCACCATTCTTTTAGCTGGCGCACATTCTGGTCGTTGAGCGGGCAGATCGGCCGGCGTTTCTTGGTTTCTTCGCGGTCCGGGTTCTTGAAGTTGAGCGTGCGGTGTTCGAAGTCGACCCGGTCCCAGGTCAACTCACGGATCGCCTCGCGCCGCGGACCGAACATGGCGAGATACACAAACACTTTGAGCGCATGCGTCACCGGTCCCGGATTATTCTCGGCCAGCTCTTGCACCTTGTCCCAGACCATTGTGAGCTGGGCTTTCGTCATCCACACGGTCCGGCCGACACCCGGCCGTGGCAGATCGATATAGGGCAGCACGTTTATCTTGCCCGTCTTGCGGGCCAGGTTGATCGCTGCCTTGAGGGCGCCCAGCCTTCTCCGCAGGGTGTTGTTCTTGTAGCCGCCGAACGCCTGCCGGAAACGCTCCACAAGCGTCGGCGTGATGTCGACGATGCGCACATGGCCCAAATGCTTACGGACCAGCGCCAACGACAGTGCCTGCTGCGGCCGGCTGAGCAGATATTCGCGGCACACATCCTCGACCGTGAGCTGGTCCGCCGCGACACTCGGGTTCTCAAGTTCGAGCGCCCGCTCGATGAACTGGTCTAGGAACCTCTGCGCCTCGGTGTAGTCCCTCGTGCGGGTGGAGACGACTTTGGTGCGCCAGCCGGGTCCGTTGGCCTTTGGCTCCGAGTAGTGGATTTCCCAAGAGCCACGGCTATTCGCACGTAGTTTCGCAGTTCGGACGAGAGGATTTTGTGACTTGAGGACCGCGACTGAGCGCGCAGGGCGGCGAGCGATATGCGTTGTGACAGCCATCTTTGGAGACTTTCATCTGGGATCATGACGGGACGCCCGGGCAGCCATTCAAGGTCCCCGGACCGGCGCAGACGGGCGACGGTTGCAACCGATCGGCGTAAAATCCTTGCCACCTCAGCCTGGGTCAGCAGCTTGGTTTTCATCATCGTCCTTGAGCATCTCGATGATCTTCAACGCGGTAGCTAACCGCATCTTCCGGCGCAGTTGCAGGACCGCCATCCCTGGCTCGCCGGTCAGGATGCTGAGCTGAGTGTCCACGGTGCCACGCCCAACGTTATTATTGCCGATCGAGGGCATCGCCGGGCCTCCCGCGGGCTTCATCGTGAGCAGTCTGTCATAGGGGATTTCCAGAACTTCAGACAGCTTTCGCAAATTGTCCTCGTCGGGGAAACTAACACCGGCCAGGTAGTGACCGATCCGGTCGCGGTTGCGCGCGACCATGTAGCCGCGGCTGTCTTTAATCTCGCCCCAGACCCGGCGGGCCAGGTCCGAGGCCGACAGCCGAAGCGTTTCCATCCGTTCTCGCAGTGTTGCAGCGAACTCCTGGTGTTCAACCCGATGCGCCAGTGGGGGTGGCGAGGTCATGGCAGGCGGTGGGGTAGGAGTGGTAGCCGGCACTTTGTAGCCCTTCGTTCTAGTCAACTTCTTGTTGTGAGAGCGGCGCATGACCGCTCTGGTTACAGCCAACATCGCCATTGTTGTGATCCTTTCGACGCGGGTGCAAGACGATTTTGTGAGTAATACCACCACGTTAACGCTACCTTTTGGTTTGCTCACGTGTGTCGTCTTAACATGCCAGGCAACACAACACTTTGTTGTCTAGCTGCTTGGGTAACGTTGACTGCTACGAATGCAACCGTAAGTTACACCTGGCCTATGACAACAACCTGTCGTTACACGTTCGCAGCCTGGCGTAGCTTCTCTGACCCACATGTCACGCGGGGCTTGCCAACAACGCGGTGTGTGTTGTTCTATGGGGCGGCACAACGTGGCACAACACTGCGTTCAAAGAATGATCGAGCTGGATGTCCCTTTCCTGATGGAAACCGCCGGCGGTCCTAAGGCGCTCCTGGACCTGCTGGACTGGTATGTCCCGGACCATGGCACCCCTTACTCCACCGTGCAGATGTGGCAGCAGCGGGCGGCGATACCCGGGCGCATATTGCCCGCGGTGCTCTACGCGCTGAGCCGCGAAGGCCACAACCCGCTGATATTCTTCACCGACCAACTTGAGATGCACTGAACTGTGTCGCGGGTCCTGGGCGTCGATCCTGGCGCCGGCGGGGCGTTCGCGCTGATCGACACCCGGGACCTGCATACTCTCGTCGACCTCGCCGACATGCCCGTTACCGCGTTCCGCAAGGGCGGCAAGGACCGGCGGGAGCTTTCCGAGGCCGGGATCGCCGACCTGGTCCTGCGCCTGGCACCCATCGATGTCGCCTGGATCGAGCTGGTCGGCGCCCGTCCGGGGCAGGGTGTCACCTCGATGTTCAAGTTCGGGATCGCCGTGGGCCTGGTCCGCGGTGTCCTGGCGATGGCCCAGGTCCCCCGCTGCTACGTGACCCCCGTGGAGTGGAAAAAGTCTTTCCGTCTTGGCCGGGACAAGCAGGAAAGCCGCCGCCGCGCCCTCGACTGGTTTCCCCGCCAGGCGCACCTGTTCGGCCGCGTGAAGGACGAGGGTCGTGCCGAAGCCGCACTGTTGGCTTTGTTTGGTGCGCAGGAGCCTGTCTAGCCACAACATATTGATGGTAGAAGTTGCGTTGTGTTGTGTGGATTTTCTGTTGACAGCAAACTTTTCCGCGGTGAAGAATATCCCCTTCATGTCTATGGCCGCCGCGCGCGGTGCGCACCCCTCCGCAGTCGACAAGTTGTTGTTCTCACGCAGCCTGCGGCCTTACCAACGGGCTGGCTCCGTGTGGGCGACTTCTAAGCTACACGAGGCGGACACGCGCGCAGCGGCGATCCTCGATGAGCCGGGTCTCGGTAAAACTGCAACCGCGCTGCTCACGGCCGTGAACCTTGACGTCCGCCGGATGCTGGTGGTCTCGCCGGCGGGTGCTCGCCGCGTCTGGTCCCAGGAAATCGAACGCTGGGTCCCGCAATGGTCCCGGCACGTCCTGATCATCGAGCCGGGCATGCCCTTGCTGCGGGATCGCTTCGCGCTCCTCGACCGGCCCGAACTCATCGTCCTTATCTCTTACGACGCCCTCTCCGACCGGAGCGGCAGCCGTCCGGCCTGGACCAAGGCACTCGCCGAGCGCCGCTGGGACCTGCTGATCCTCGACGAGGCGCACTATCTCAAGAACCGCTCGAACCGCACCCTGGCGGTCTATGGGGCACGCGGCTCCGGCGAGGGTATCCAGGCGGCGTGCGAGCGGGTGTTGCTGCTGACCGGCACGATCACCCCCAACCACGCCGGCGAACTCTTTCAACACCTGCGCACGCTGTGGCCGACCACGCTGCTGGTCCCGCGGGCGCCGCTGCGGTCCTACCCGTCCGGCGTGGTCCCCAGGGGTAAGAGGACCGCGGTCCCGACCATCGGTCCCGCGCAGCCGCCGCTGCGCAGCCTCACCGAGGCCGAGTTCCAGGAGCGGGTCACCGACTATCGGGACACGATCTACGGGCGCCAGATCGTGCGCTCGAAGAACCAAGCCTGGCTGCGTGAACGCGTCGGACCCTATGTCCTGCGGCGGACCAAGGCCATGGTCCTGCCCGAGCTGCCGCCGCTGGTCACCCAGGACATCCCCCTCCCGGTCTCGGCCGTGACCATCCGCAAGGTCGACCCCGTGATCTGGCGCCGCGGTGTCACTCTGATGGAGCACACGCGGGCCGCCGATGACGATGCCTTCGTTCGCGCGCTGCGTACGCACGACGATGAAGGCCCCGGCGCTGTCACCACCTTGCGGCGCGAACTCGGCGTGCTGAAGGCCGATCCCGCTGCCGATTGGATCATCGAGCGCCTGGCCTGCGGGATGCAGAAAATCCTGGTCTTCGGCTGGCACATCGAGGTCCTGCGACGGCTGCACGAGCGGCTGGCCGAGTTCAAGCCCGTAATTATCACCGGCGCTACGTCCGCCTCAGCACGCAGTGACGATGCGTTTTTGTTCCAAAACCACCCTCTGGTCCGTGTTCTCATCGGCCAAATCCTCGCCGCCGGCACCGCGATCACGCTGACCGCTGCCAGCGAGGTGGTCATGGTCGAGCCATCGTGGGTCCCCGGTGAAAACCGCCAGGCGATCGACCGCGCCCACCGGCTGGGACAGCAGGACAGCGTGCTCGCCACCTTCCTCTACATCCCCGGCACCCTGGACCAACGAATTATGAGCGTGTTCCGGCGCAAGGCCGTGGAGGTCGACCCGATAATCTTACCCGAAGGAAACATTCATGCCCATGCTCGTTGTTCATCTGCAACTTGAATATGATTTCGGCAGCGAAAATCTTGACGTCTTCGGCAGCCTTCTCGCCGCGGTGAAGACGCTCAAAGAGCTGGGCGTCGAAACCAATGTGATCGTCAGGGGCGTTGACGCTCCTCCGCGTGCGCCCCCGGCGAACGTCAATGCACCGAAGCCGCGTGGTCGCCCGCCTGGTAACGGCAAGACCAAGCCCGCGGCGGCTGCCGCCGTCGAGGATGATCTGAACTCTGATCCGGGCGAGGCAGATGATCCGCTCGCCGACGAGCTGGCCGACGAGGGCGTCCCCGAGGGCAGCATGTCCCCGACCGAGGCCCGGGACCGCGGGCTGGTCTCGGTCCGCACGATCTACAACGCCGGCTTCAAGCGCGAGGTGAAAGCGCTTCAAGCCCAGTTCCAGGTCGCCAAGTTCGCCGATGTGCCTCCCGCCAGGGGCCATGAGTTTTTCACCGCCGTGATGGCGCTGGCCGAGAAGACCAAGGTCGCCGTGTGAGCGAGCATTCGCTTCTCGGCGCGTCCGGCGCGCATCGCTGGCTGGCTTGTCCTGGCAGCTTCAACCTGACGCGCCAGGCGCCGGCGCGGCCCTCGTCGATCTACGCGGCCCGGGGCACGCTCGCGCATACTTACATCGAGGAAGCGATCACCGACCACCAGATCAACGACACGCCCCTGGTGATCCCGGAGACAGAGGCCGGGAGCCTCCGGCAGGTCGAGCAGCATGTGATCGAGGTCGACGAGGATTTCGTCGCCGGCGTGAACCTGATGCTCGATTACGTGGGCCAGCAGATCGCCCGCGGCCGGTTCGTGCGTGCCGAGTTCCGGGTCGCACTGGATGCCTATTTCGCTGACACAGACTTCAAGCCACCGGTGCGCATGTTCGGCCGCGTCGACGCGGCGTTTCACGACAAGGCCGAACTCGAAATCGTCGACTTCAAGAACGGCGTCGGCATCCTGGTGGACCCCAAGGACAACGCACAGATGCTGTTCTACGCGGCGGGTGTCCTGGTCGAGCTGGATGATCCTGACCGTGATCCGATTGAGCGTGTGACGCTCACCGTGGTGCAGCCGCACGCGCGCACGCCTGAGAAAATCCGCAGCGTGACACTCGATGTGCTCGACGTGGTCATGTGGGTGGATGATGTGCTCATCCCGGGCGTGCAGCGCGCGGCCGCGCCTGACGCGCCGCTGGTCCCAGGACCATGGTGTCGGTTCTGTCCTGCGAGTTTCGCTTGTCCCGAGCTTTATCAAAAGGCGGTCGCGGTGGCGCAGCGGGATTTTTCCGACGATGGCATATCGCTGCCCAGCGATCCCGCCGTGCTTGGTAAGTGGTTGACTATCGCCGACCAGGCCGAGACCTGGATCAAGGCGCTCCGCGCCTTCGCCGTCGAGCAACTTGAGAAACAGGTGCGTGTGCCCGGCTGGACGCTGGGACCGACGCGCCCCGTTCGCCGCTGGGCCGACGAGAAGCGCACCGGCGGGCTGGTCCTGCAAAACGGTTTCACTCTCGATGAGGCTTACGATGTCTCCCTGCGCTCACCGGCGCAGATCGAAAAACTAATGAAGGCCCGACGTAAGGAAGACCTCTGGCGGCGGACATTCGCGCCCTTGGTCGAAAGCCATTCGTCCGGCGTCAAGCTGGTCCCGAACGACATCGCATCCGATTTTCCAGAGGAGGGGTAACCCTATGGCTAGCCTTCGCACACCGATCGGCATCCTGAGTTTCCCACGGTTGTTCGTCCCCAAGCCGCGCGCGATGGGGGCGGAGGCGGTCTTCTCGATCAGTCTGCTGTTCGACAAGGTGGCCCAGAGCACGCCCGAGTTCGCAGCACTGCGCCGTGCGGTCGCCGACCAGATCGATGAGACCTTCGGCGCCAGAAAGCACGAGGATAAGGCTTTCGTGGCCACCTTGCGGTTGCCGTTCCGTCGCTGCGCCGAGAAGAAATACAAGGGCTACGACATCGAGGGCGGCGTATATATCGCGGCCTGGTCCAAGGACCGGCCGGGGGTGGTCGACGCGCACCGGCGGGAGATAACCGTTCCCGCTGACGTGTGGGCGGGACAAATGGCACGCGCTACCGTCGCGCCCTTCGGCTATAACAACTCGGGCAACAAGGGCGTCTCGTTCGCGCTCAACAATGTGCAGATCACCCGCACCGATGGCGTGCGTCTCGATGGGCGCGTTGCCGCCGAGGATGATTTCGATGATGTCGTCGACGCCGGCGAGCTGGTCGACGAAGATGCCCCTTTCTAAGCCGATCGTGCAGGTCGCGGTCGCCAACGACGGCGGTCGTGATGTGGTCTATGCGCTGTGCAGCGACGGCACTCTCTGGCGCCTGGCGGTCAAGCACAACATCACCGACTGGTTGCAGTTGCCGCCGGTCCTGGAAGTGGTGCCGGGTCAGCTCCCGGATGACACCGGATGAGCGCCGAATATTGGTGGTGCGACGATTGGTTTGCGGCTTACCGGACAGCGTTCATGTCCTATGCGCTGTCCCGGGGCCTCAGACCCGACGACGTTGCTGCGTGGCTGATGGAAGCTGAGGACGCCATTTACGTCAAACACTGGCCCGGTGAGCCGGAGCACGCTGCCTACATTGACGTGCGCGCATGCGAGCGCGAGTATTCAAACTTATGAAACCTCGGCTGGACACATTCATAGTGTGGCTGGTCGACGGCACGTTGTTAGTTTTTCTCCTGTGGTGGCTGCTGTGACGGTCCTCGTAAAGGAGTTCTAACGTGTATCTGGTCCTGCTCATCCTGCTGATCCTGCTGCTCTTTGGCGGCGGGTTCGGTTTTCACAGCGGCTGGCACGAGGCTTACCCGCAGTATTATTTCGGCGGCGGCGGCTTGCTGTTCATCGTGTTGATCATCGTGGTCGTGATGGTGCTGGCTGGGCGGTTGTGATCTGTGCGCCTGGTGTTGGACTGTGAGACAGCATCCACCGCCGACCTGCGCAAGACCGGAGCGCAAGCCTATGCCGAGCATCCCGATACCCGCGTCACAGTTCTATGCTTTGCGATCGACGATAACGACGTTCAAGTTTGGACTGGCGGACCCGCGCCTAAAGATTTCATCAACGCGATCCGCGCCGGTGCCGTCGTGGTGGCACACAATTATCTGTTCGAGTTCAACGTCTATCGCCAGAAGCTGGGCACCTGGCCGACGATCCCCCTCTCCCAGTGGTCCTGCACCATGGCGCGCGCCCTGGTGGCAGGCTACCCGGCGGGCCTCGAAGAAATTTCCGCCGCCGCAAAGCTCTCGATCCCCAAGGACAAGGGTGCGCGCGACCTGATGCTGCGCATGGCGCGGCCGCGGTCGTTCGACGTCGTCACGGGCGCCCCGGAATGGTGGCACGAGACCTCCGTCGAGCACTTCACCCGGCTGACGGCTTACTGCGTGACCGACGTGCAGGCCGAGCGTGAGCTGGACCGTGCGATCCCGGAGCTGTCCCCGCGCGAGCGCAAGGTCTTCGAGGCCGACCACCGGATCAACCAGCGGGGTCTCAACGTCGACACCCTCTTGGTGGGCAGGCTGCACGTCCTCGCGGGACAGGCGAAGCTGGGCTTGTCCCGGGAGCTGGTCCGCCTGACCAACGGCCAGGTGACCACGCCTAACCAGGTCGCCAAGCTCCGCGAATGGCTGACCGATCGGGGCGTCGACCTGCCCGATCTGCGCCGCGGCACCGTCGCCCGCGCCTTGTTGGACCCGAGCCTCGCAGACGGTCCCAGGGCGGCGCTACAGGCCCGCCTGGACGCCTCCCGGTCCTCGGTGGCCAAGCTGGACGCCATCCTGTCGGCACAGTCCCCGGACGGGCGCGTGCGGGGGTGCTTCCAATACTATGGCGCCGGCAGGACGGGGCGCTGGGCCGGCCGCCGGCTGCAACCGCAGAACCTGTTCCGGGGATCGATCACCCCCGAGGCCGTGCAGGACGCCCTGGTCGCGATCCTCCGGCGCAATGCTGGTGTTGAGGACCTGACGCTCTTGTTCCAGGACAGCCCCATGGGGGTGCTGGCGTCGTGCTTGCGGTCCACGATCCAAGCGGCGCCGGGGCACAAGCTCGTGGTGGTGGACCTGTCCCAGATCGAGGCCCGGGTCCTGGCGTGGCTGGCGGGACAGCAGGACGTGCTGACGGTGTTCGCCACCGGCAAGGACATCTACGTCGAGACCGCACGCAAGGTCGGCAGTCTCAACCGGCAACTGGGCAAGGTGCTCGTTTTGGCCTGCGGCTTCGGCATGGGACCAGAACGTTTCCGGCTCACCGCCGCCGGCTTTGGGCTGGTCCTGGAAATCGACGAGTGTGAACGCCTCGTCGCCGCATGGCGCCAGACCAACAGCCGGATCGTGGACTTCTGGTGGGAAGCGCACCGGGTGCTGATGCGGGTCACCGCACGCGTCGGCGCCCAGGAGCGGCTGGGACGCCTCGTTTTCGTCCGCCGGCCGGGGATGGTCACCGTGCGCCTGCCCAGCGGCAGGCATCTCGTCTACCGGCACCCTCGCGTCGAGGCGAACCCGGACAACGGGCATGCCGAGTTCACCTACATGGGACCCGCCGGCGGCAGCTCTGGCTGGACGCGCCTGCGGTCCTGGCCCGGGAAGCTGGTCGAGAACATCGTCCAGGCCACGGCGCGCGACGTGATGGCGGACGCGATGATCGAGCTGGACGCGTGGGGCACGCCGCTCACCGGGACCGTGCATGACGAGCTGATCGCCGAGGTCCCCGTGGACCAGGCCGATGCGGTCTATCGGGATATGCAACAGGTCATGGCGCAGACGCCGTTCTGGGCGCAGGGTTTGCCTATGGGGGCGGCGGGCTTCGTTGCAAGTCGGTATCAGAAAGGATAGCTGTCAGATGAAGCTGACGCCGCGGGAAGCCAAAGACCTTGAGGCAATCTCCGAAGCCCTGGGCCGGGTCAGCGTTATGCTGGCGGAAACGTCGCCGCTGGTCCGGGAAGTGTTCTTTGAGTTGGTGAAAGATACGGCGTTGTTGCGCGCTCAGGAAGTGAGTGCCGAGCATTCGGCACCGGACAAAAAACCTCGATGCGGTAAGGAAAAACGCGTTTCATCCACTACACGCCGGCGGGATTTTGTGCGTGTTGTGCGTTAATTTAGGGGCTTGACATGCACAACAATGCACAACAACGGACGGTTGGAATTCGCCCTATTTACTCGCAAACCGCGGCAAACAAAGGGATTTCTACTGTGTTGTGTGTGTCTTGCACCCGTCCCCGCTAAGGAGCGGGCCCTCCTCGTAAGCGTTTGATTTGATTGTTGCTGTTCGCTGTGTGAGAGCCGAATTTCGGCACTCTACGAAACCCCTAAGAAAGGGGCTTTTTGTGGCTTTCAAGCAGGTTACTCAGGACACCGATCACCCCGACGAACAGAGGCATGCCGATCAGGATACCGAACACCATGAAGGGGGAAAGGTCGCCTTCCAACCAGCAGATGAAGAAGCCGATGCAGATGAAGAACAGCGACATGCCAAGCCAGTCGCGGATTTCGCGTTCTTTGCGGTCCATGTGACAGATACCTTTTACTAACGGGAGCGGGGCGTCTCCGGCGCGGGTGCGTTCCGGTATGGTTCCATCCTTGACATGAAACTGCTGGCACCGGCAAGCCCTGCCGCACCTACTGCCCCCGCCTTCATCCAGCCAGGGACGATGCCCAGGCCCGATTTCACCAGCGGTGCAGCGGGTGCGATGAAGTCGTCGAGGAAGCCCCAGGGCACGCTGGCGCCCACCGTCCCGCCGGTCTTCTCCCCGGGCTTGGGTTCGGCAAGCAGGTCGGGCGTCATATTCATGCCCTCGTCCGCCGTGGAGGACAGGTCCGGGGTCATATTCATGTCCTCCTCGCCGCCCTTGGGCAGCTTCGCGCCCTTGGGACCGGTGACGTCGGCGGCGTGTTCGGCGCTTTGCTGGGAGGACAGTTTCTGGAACGCGAAGCTGGCCCCTGGGGTCACCAGGGGCACACCCGCACCTGCTATCCCCATCGACATCATCGCCATCGCCGGGATGCCCACCAGGTTGTAGAGCGCCTTGGTGGCGTCATGCGCGCGGGTGTTGGTCTCCGGTGCCTCAGGGTCGAATGCGGACTGCACGCCCCGGATCACGTCAGTGAGGTTCTTGGCGATGAAGGTGGGGCTGGCACCGGCGATCAGGCTGTTGGCGTCGGCATTGTAGCGCATATTGTTGACCATCTGGACCAAGGGATCGAGCGACCCCGAGAGACCAGCACGTTGGATCGCCAGGTCGGTGAACCAGTCCCCGAGGTCGCCTTTCTTTTTGTGCTCGTCCAGCTTGTCCCCGTTGAACAGCATCTCGCGCAGCATCGTGGTCACGAGCGACGACGCCACGAGAAGGCCCGCCGCGCCGGCAAAGCCTACGCCCGCGTTAGCCAGTCCGCCGATGCCGTGCAGGCGCGACGAAAGATAGCCGGCGCCTTGTGCCAGCGCCCGGTCGCGCATGAAGGCAAAGTCGGTCCCCATGTTGTGGACCATCGGGTCGAGCACGTTGCGCTGGAATGCGTAGTTGAAGTGTTGAAGCTGCCAGACGAACCGGCCCATCGGGGTTTCGGCCAGCGCCGGCCGGTCTCCCTTGTAAGGGTTCTGCGAGGACCAGTCGGACAACTGACGCATCGCCCGCCCGTAGAGCCGCGCGAAGCCGGCGTTGTTCGGATCGGTCAGGTAATTGAACTCGGGCACGCCATCATGCGTCAGCATCTCGGCGGCGAACGCCAAGTGCTCCGCAGGCGGGATGCCCATCTCGTTGAACAGCCGCCGTGCCCGGTCCCGTCGCAGGTCCCAGTAAGCCCCCTGCTCGGCGGACAGCAGGTTGCGGGACTGGTTCCGCAGGTGCCAGTTCAGTGCCCCGAAATTGGCGCGGCGGATCGCGTTGGTCAGGCCGGTCAGGCCGATCATTTTATAGTATTTCTGCATCAGCCACGCGATGCGCGGGCTGTCATGGTAGTCGCTGCCGATGCGCGCAGTCATCAGGCTTTCGGCCAGTTTCGATTGGGTGACACCCACAAGGTCTGCGACCTCGCGGCGATCGTGCGCTGCCCCCGTGCCGATGATGTCGCCCATGATGTTGGCGAGCGAGCGCAGGGACACGCGCAGATCCCCGGTGGCCAGGCCCGAGACTGCAAACTCGTGCAGGGAGGTCCACATCGATCGCGGCATCAGCAACGCCGCCCCGTAGGCGTTCACGCTATTTGCCAGGGGGCCGATGACATTGTGTGTGGCGTTGCCGTCTTCGCCGTAGCCGGTGATCTGCTGGACGAGACCGCGCATGGTCGGGCCATCGTTGAGCATCAGGCCGTGACGGGCTGCATTGTCGAGCAGGCTCTCCAGGATTTCGCCTTTGGGACCAAGCCGCTTCGCGTATGCCACCTTGCGCGCGACCTGCTCGTAATATTGCGGCAGGACCGTGCGCACGTCCCGGACCATCCAGTTTTCCATGAGCCGGTCGGTTTCCGGCGGCAGGGTGCGATGCTGCAAGAACCGTCCGCTGGGACCGATTTTCTCGAAGTCGCCGGGATAGCCTTTGCTCGTGCGCAGTTGCCAGTCGATGGCGGCTTCGCTGGAAATGTGGTCCCCGATCGCATCGTGATGGTCCTCGGCGAGCTGGCGCGCCTCGGCCTGCAACTGCGCCAGCTCGGCGCTGAGCGCCGGGTCTGGCCCCGCCGCCAGTTGTTTTTCAATCGCACGCTGGCGCCGGAGGTTCTTGCCCAGCTCTTTCATGCCGGCGTTCACGCCGGGATTTTTGGTGTCGATGTCGCTCTTGTCCCCGGGACTGAGCTGCCGGTATTTTTTCAGTAACACGTCAGGTTTGTCCCCGGGGACGCCCACCTGGTTGTTGAAATCCACCTTGTAAACCTTGGTCGCATCGGCGGTGAAAGCGTCCTTGTTGGACTGGTTGGCGTTGATCTTGCTCGTATCATAGATGCGCGGATATTGCTGACCGACATATTCGATGTCGAGCTTCGCACGCTCGGCGGTGTCGAAGACCTGGTTGTGCAGCAACCGCGCTTCCTGGATCACGCTCTTGACGTTGTCCGGCATCGGCGTGCCGCGATAATTGTCCTCACCGGTGGTCAGTCCCCAGACGATCATGCGGTCCTGAAGGTCGGTCATCTTTTCTAACAGGCCGTGCTTTTGCAGGATCGCCGCGAGGCCGTTCTGCCAGGTTGTAGCCTGCGCGCGGCTTTCCTGTTCCATGCCCTCGCCGGTGGCGCGGCCGCTCCCGTGCTGGGAGCCGAACGCGTCCCTGATCTGTTGCAGGTATGGCCTGGCACTTTCCGGGTTCGCCTTGATAATGGCGTCCATGGCGGCGAGTTTCGAGTTGAACACGTGGCCCGCCCAGAGGCTGGCCCGCTTCGACCATTTGCGCTCGGCGATCGGCCGCGAGCGGTCGAAGGGCGTGGTCTCCTTCATGCTCTTCTGCACGCGCTTCAGGTTGTTTCCAACCTGCATGAACTCGATGGCCTTCTTGCGCAGCGTGGGCGTGTCCCCGGCGAGCCGCGCGGTGCGCATGAAGCCGTTCGGGTCGACCATGCCGTAGTCGTTAGACTTGGCAGCGGCGGCCGACCCCCAGATGCCCTCGGCCCGCGCCGCGTCGAAGACATCCTTGAACGCCGCGTGGATCGCCATGAGCTCGTCGTTCTTGGGAAATGTCATTTTGAGGCGCTTGTCCAACCCGCGGGCGTAGGCTTCATCGGGCATCACCACGCCACGCGGGTTAACGCCGTTCTGCTCCATGCCGCGGGCCAGGTAGCTTTCCCCGGCGCGCGCCAGCAGTTCCTCCTCGTCGGACCAATAGGGGTTGTTAGGGGAAAACTCCTTTGCCATCTTGCGGTATTCGCTGGACTTGATTTGCATTTTCATTGCCTTACCGCTTTCGATTACTTTCAGGTTCTCCTGTGCCATCCGCGCCATCTCGGTGGGGCTGCCGTCCTTGCGCACTTCGCCGGCGAGCTGTTGCAACTGCATACGCTGATGCGCGAGGTCGCCCTCGTCGTAGAACATCGTGTTGAGGAGCTTGGCGAACGCGGCTTTCGTGCCGTCCTTGGGATCGAGGCCCTTGTCCCGGGTGAACCGGGACAGGAGGTTCGTGCGCTGCGGGTCGAGCTGCATGCGCTCGATGAGGTCATGGTCGAACGCGTGTATCCACTCGTGACCGAACACGTTGGAGCCACCGGCGATGTGGATGGTCCGGCCGAGAGGGCCATAGGAATATTGGCCATAGTAGGCTTTGGGACCACTGCGCAACGGTTCCAGTTGCAGGTGAAGCTTGCCGCCCATGCTGGCGTAATCGAGCGGCAGGTTGTGCGCCGCCATCATGTCGTGGATGCCGCGGTAGAGGTTCAACAGCTCGTCGATCGCCACCTTGCCGCCGGGGTGATCGGGACTGAACTTGACGCTCTTGAAACCGAACTGCCGCTGCGTCTGCTCGGTGAGGATTTTGAGCTGCTTGGCCACCGGATAGCTGGTCGCTAACCGGGGATCGTGGCCGGCATCGGCGAACGCTTTCGAGTAGACGCTGGTGCCGTTCTGGAACTGGTAGTGATGGAAGTCCCGGGTGAGCGTCGGCTCCGGCGGTGGCTCGTAGGGCTTCAGGTTGCGCGGGCGCCACCGGCGGCTGGCGAGGCCCTCGGCATCGGACGCGCCGACGAGCTGGTCCCGCTGCACCCGCAGCTTCGCGAGCTGGTCCTGCTTGTTCCCCAGCTCCCGCTGCTCGGCCTTCGTGAGGTTTTCCTTGGCGACGAGCTTTTCGACCCGCGCCTCCAAGGGCGCGATCTGCTTGTTGAGCTTGTCCAGCGCCGGCTGGGCCTCGGGCTTGGCGGCGGTCCCGGTGGTGATTTCAGCCCGGCTCGCTTGCAGCCGTTCGAGCTGGCCTTCCAGCGTCGTGCGCGCAGGACCAGCAGGAGCCTTGGCGATGTCCTCTTGCAGGCGCGTTATTTGCCGATCGAGCTGGCCGACGCGGACCTGGTCCTCGGGCCGGAGACCAGGAGGGGTGACGCCCGGCGCCGAAGCCGCTTCCCGGGCAGGGGCGGCTGCTTCAACGCCGGGCGCTCCCACCGCTGCCTGGTCCTTGGCGGTCGCCCGCTCCACGGGAGAAGCTGACGAAGCGACTACGGAGGGTGCTGCGGGGGATGGGGTTTGCTGAAAACTGGTGGTTAGGTTGCCTCCTTCACGCTGCGTGAGCTGCCGAAGCGCGTTGATCGTGCGCATCTGAGCGTCAGTCGGTGCACCCGGCGAGGGCTTCGACGCACCGATTTCCTTGCCGCCGAAGGACGAGAGTTCGATGAACGGATGGTCCGGGTGCTGGACCGCGAAATCGGCGTGCGATGTCGCATAGTCATGGTAGCCGGGGCGGAACATGAAAATCCGCCCGTCCGGGGCCACCATCGCCGCCGCGGCGGCGTCGGGCAGGTCAAGGTTCTGCCGGATCAGGTCTTTCGCGCTGATCGGGTCCGCGACCTGCTTGAGCGCAGTGAGCGCCGGGTGTTCTTGCGCCGGGGGCGTCAGTCCGCCGCCAGCTTGGCGTGTTTCACCGACGCCGGGTGCGGCGCCAGTATCGGCGCCGGCAGGGGCAGCAGGAGCTGGACCGCCACCAGCACCGGCCTCCTGCGTGCCGGCCTCCGAGACAGGAACGCCACCGCGTCCAGCGGGGGTTTCGACGACACCAGGGACAGGTTCAGGGGCAGGAGCTGCTGGCACGGGTGGTGTAGGGTGATCGACGACATCGGTGGGCGTCCTTCCGTCGGTTGGAGGTGTGGGGGATGGTGGTTCAGTTTTGGCAACGGCTCCTTCAGCGCCGGTATCAGCAACAGCGGTGGGGGTGGTCGGGGTTGGTGTCCCGGGGACAGGCTCGCCTGGACGCGGCTGAAGATCAGTTGCGGGAGCTTCAGGCGCGGGTGACGGCGCTGGAGGCTCTGTCCCAGCCCCCGGTGCTGGTGGAGGCTCTGCGCCCGGTGCGCCCCCCGGTGGAGGCTCTGTGCTCTCGGGTAGCACCGGCAGCCGGCCCCTGACCGTGGTCCCCGGCTTCGCGGCGGGTGCGCCGTGCCCTACGATCGCCCGACCGGCTTCGTGCACGCCGCCCAGGGTAAACCCGGTGATCACGTCCTGGCCCACGCCCTTGGCGAGTTCTTCCGCCGAGGGCATCGGCTGCCCGGTGACTGCCGGGACCACCACCCGACCCGCGGCACCAACGGCAGGACCTGTTGCCATGCTGGTGAACAACAGCTTGCCCACCAGGCCCTTGAAGGGCGCCCACGCGAATAGCGGCGCCGTCAGCCCGCTGAACGTCCCTTGCGCGAGCGCCTGCGTGATCGCCTGGTTGACCGCGGCGTCATGGTCCAGGCCGGAGTTTACCGCCGCCACGTAGCCCGGCCGCAGCTCCTGGACCACGGTGCCGGCGAACATGCCCAGGGCACCCCCGGCGATGCCCCCGGGCGGACCGCCGATCGCGGTCCCGAGAAGGGCGCCTCCGGCGCCACCGGCCAGCATCGGGACCGAACTCGTGATGCCGTAGCCGGTGGCACCGGCGAAGTCCCCGGGCGGTTTGGCCTCGGTCCCTGTGGGCGGCGCGAACGGCTGTGTGGTGAAAGCCTCGGGGATGGATTTGACGCCCTGCCACGCACCAGAGGCGAAGCTGCTGAGCTGGTCCCCGACCCAACCCAGCGCGGACTGTTCCGGGGGCTGCTCGGTGGGCGGGGCCGCGGCCGTCTGGTCCCCCGGGACAGAGGCCGGGACCGGCGCAGCCCCGGTGGGCATCGGCTGGGTGTCGGGGAGCGAAAATCGCTCGGTCGGTGGGGCTGGTCCTGGGGCTGGTCCTGGGGCTGGTCCTGGGGCTGGTCCTGGGGCTGGTCCTGGTCCTGGTCCTGGTCCTGGGACAGAGGGTTGCGGTGTAACCGCCTGCGAGGCACCTGACAAAACTGACAAAATACTACTATCTCGTCCGGTGCTTTGGGCCGCCGTCGTCGCGACAGGCGAAGCCGGGGGCGTTAACGAGAACTTCTCGGTCGGCGGGTTATCGAAGGGCGTCACGCGCGCGACCTCGTCCGCGGGTCGATCTGTCGCTGCATCTGCTGCGCCGCCTGCGTGATGTCGTCACCGAACGAGGCCGGCGGCATGCCGAAGGGCAGTCGTTGCTGCGGGGCAGCCGTGGGCGTGGTGACATCCCCCGGGACCTGGGGCATGGCCGGGGACAACGGCATGCTGACCGCATCCGGGGACGGCAGGCCGAAACCCGTGGGCGGCTCCGGGGCGGGCGCGGCGGGTGGCGCGCCGGAGCTGTCCCCGAACAGCCCGATATAGTGCCCCATCGGCAGGGTCGGATCGAGCGTGCCGTAGTTCTGCTGAAGGATGCGCTGCGTGCGCGGCCCCCAGCGCCCCTCCGGGATCACGGAGGCCACCTGCTTCTGCACCAGGAGAGGGGCGCTGAGGGGGTTCGGATACTGGCTGAGGTCGATGTTCACGTGCGGCGCGAAGTCCCGCCACGTGTCCGGCGTGATCTGGAAATAGCCCTGCGCGCCGCCGAGGCCCGAGATGTTTTTCCCGCCGCTTTCGGCGTTGATCAGCGTGTCGAGGAAGCTCATCGGCCTTGGCTCAGGACAGCCGGGCGGGCCTGCCGCGCCGTTGGCACCAGCGGATAGACGAAGCCCCCGTGCACGACACCCCTGGTCCCCCGCTCGCCAGTGACAACCTGGCCCTCAAAAGCGCCGGCGGGCGCCACATCGAGGGCACCCTGCGGCAAGGACACCCGCGGGTTGGACGGCGCTGCGAAGGCCATTTGCGGTGCCTGCTGCGGCACGCCCGTCACCGGCGCCGCGACGGTGTCCGACAGGGACGGCAGCTCGGCAGGCATCGCTACCGGCGCCGGCAACTCGCCGCGGGTTTGCGGGGTGGAGTAACGCGGATCAGGTTTGAGCAATACATTGGACACTGAACTTAAGTTCGGTTGCAACGTTGCGTCGCCCCCCAGAGAAGGATCGGTTGCGAGCGGGTCTACCGGTGGGGTGACCGGTGGGGTGACCGGTGTGGTGATCGCGTTGGTCGATCCGGGTGCGGGGGTTTGTGTCTGCGTCGTCGTCTGGGCTGGGGTTTTGACCCCGCTTGCACCAGCCGCGGCATCGCTCACTGTTTTCGCCACGTTGGCAGGCTTGTCGAGGATGAAAAACTCACCCGTCTTGGTCCCATACGGGTCGGACTGTTTCGAGATGTGCGCCTGCGCCAGGTTGTGGGTCGTATAGTATTCGCGGGCTTTTGCCGCATCGTCGACGTTCGGCAGTTGCTTTGCATTGATCGCTTCCTGGATCGCCTGATTAGCCGCGGCCTCTGGCTGGTTGCGGAACCGACTTTCGGTCCCCGTGATAAGTTCCGCGGTGCGTGCGACGATCGCCGCATTGACATCACCAGGCGCTCGGGCCGGTTGCGTGTATGGAGTGCCAAGGACGGTCGGCGGCGGCGCAAACATCCGCGCCATCGCTGTGTCCACGGAGGACTGAGCCTTGCCGACATTTTCCTTGTCGACGTTCAGAATAGCATCTGGCGCGCGCACGTAGGCGCCCGGGTTCTTCTGATAGTCGTCGCCGCGGACGCTCGTGAGCTTGCCGTCAGTCCCGATAACAGGGATGATCGCTAGCCCCGCGGCCTGCTCGGCTGCCGTCGCGATCGGGATTTCTCCCGGCTGCAAATCCTTGCGCCGTTTCTCCACGGTGGTCCCAGGTTTCGCACCAGGGATGACAACGAGTTCTTCGCCCTCTTTCCGTTGCTGCTCGGCGATCACCATCTGCTGGCGCTGGTTCGCGCCTGCCTGCTCCATACTGGTGACCGCCCGCCTGGTCCCCGCCTCCACATCCTGGCCCCGCACGGTGACATCGGCTTGCAGCGGACCGGTGGCCTGGAAGGCAGACAGGGCGTTGTCCCCGGTGACTTTGTCGATGATGCCCTGTTTCATGGCCGTGACCACGTAAGCCGAAAGCTGGGCGTTCACCGCGTTGTGGTCGAGGCCCGAACGCGCCAGGTTCCAGGCGATGAGCTGCGGATTGAAAGCCGGCGCCGCCGGTGAACCATTGGCCTGCGCCGGGGGCGCCATCTTCACGCCGCCGCCGGACTGCTGAAGCGTCCCCGGATGAATGACGGCGCTGCTGGCGTCGTTGCCAGGGACGCTGCCATCCGATCCGGTGGTGTTGGGCGCAGGGGGCACCGCTGAGTTCGGCGCCGGCGAAGACGAGGCCGGGGGTTTGCCTTGGGTTAGGCTGCTGTTCGTGATCGTGTCGGCGAGCTGCGCCGGGGGGATCGTCGGCGTCGGCGGTGGGACGCCGTTGCCACTCGGGGCGGCAGCAGGAGGACCAGCCACAGTCGAGGACAAGGGCGGGGTCTGGCCTACGATCGGCAAGGTAGGTGGGTCTGCCAGGACTGCCGGCGCATCAGCCGGTGATCCTTGCGGGTGGATGAACTGGCGCTGCGGCGGCGCTGTAACGCCGGTGCCAGGGGTGTATACCTCCTGCCAATTCTTGGCTGCCTGCTCGTCCATGGCTGCGTTGCCTTTCAGCAACGACAGGCGCCGCTCGGCGCCGTAGTATCCAGCCTGCGCTACCGCCGCGGGGTTGGGGAACAAAGCCGCGCCGAGGTTGCTGAACCCCTGGTTCCAGTCGCCGACCGGCGAATAGGTGACGGGCATGATCGAGGGTCCTTACACTGTCTTCGACGAGAAGGGGCTGCCGCCGTAATAGCCGGCCCCCTTGAGACCGAGGTTGCCGACGCCGGAGACCAGGGTGGCCAGGCTCTGCGCGTAGGCAGCATTTTCCTGCGCCTGCTTGTTCTTGTTGGCGGCGAGCGTGTCGGCGTCGGTCTGCGCCAGGTTGGATATGTCAGTGGCATTGCCATAAGACAGCGACGCCGCGTCGAGACCGCTTTGCCCGCGGGACTGCAACAGGGCGTCGGTCGCCGTGCCCCGGTTGGTCGCGCCCGTGTAAGCGATTTCCGCCGGCTGCATCTGGATGGGTGCGCCGCTCCTGAGCAGCACGTCCGCGGCCTGCGCCGGCATGATCCCGAACTTGTTGGCCTCGATGGCGTTGTTGGCCATCGTGATCGGCTGATTGTAGGACGTGACCGCGCCCACCTTGCTGCCATAGGTGCGATAGTTAGTCGCTGCCTCGGCCAGCCGGCGCGCGAGCGCCGACCTGGTCGAGGGGTCGCTGCCGCTCGGGTCGGTGCCCCCGGAAGGTCCCAGGATCGAGGGCGCGGTGGCGCTGGACAGCAGCGCCGCCGCCTGGTCCTGGGACGCGGCTTGTCCCGCGGCAAGGTTGGGACCGCTGGTGCTCGCGATCAGGTTCTGCGCCTGGGTGTCCCCCTGCGCGCGCAGGGTATCCGCGGTCTGGTTCTCGGCCGCGAGGATGTCCTGCTGCTGCTTCATCGCCGCCATCTGGCCCTCGCGCATCTGCGTGGCGGCGGCGTTGCGGTCGGCCATCGTCTGCTCCATGACCTGCCGCTGGCTTTCGGTCTGCGCATTGGCCGCCAGCATGCGCTGCATGAAGCCCTGGTTCTGCGCGAGCATGGTGGCGCGGTTCTGCGCGGCGGTAGCGTCGGCCGCACTCCGCTGGGCGTTGGCGTTCATCATGCCGCCGCCGATTGCAGCGGCGCTGCTGGCGGCCGCGGCGATGGCTGTGGCTGCTCCTGCGGAGATACCCATGGACTTATTGCTCCAAGCTAAGCCGATACAGGTGGCCAAAATCCTCAGCACCCATCCGCCGATAGAACGCCCCCAGCCGGGGGCCGGACCCGCGCACGCCGGCGCGCATATGGACCTCACTGACCCCACGCTCGCGCAAGGTTTCCATCGCGGCACGCTGCAACTTCATGCCGAGGTTTTGGATCAGCGGCGACGCGAAGAACGCCGTGTGCACCGCGACCGTCTTGTCCTCGAACTCCAGGCAAGGCCCGACGACAGACATCAAATAACCGAACAGCCTGCCGTTGCTGCGAGCCGTAATGATCTGCAAAGCGCCCGCCCGCTCTAGCTGTTGCATCAACGGGACATTCACGAACAAATAGGCGTCCGGCGATCGATCGGTGACGACCGCATGCTCCCGAAACAAGGGGATAGCTTCCTCGTAGGACGCCATGGTTTCCGTTTGAAAGGTGACGCCCTCAATTTCCGGGGAGCGTTGCAATGCGCTCAGCATGCGCTGCTTCGCCTGCTTCGTAACCTTGTCTAACTGCCGCCGGTGCGCGTGATAGTAGCGCATCATATGGTCGAGGTTGATTTGCACGTTGAGCGGCGCTAACTGCTGCCACCAGGCGCTGTCGTGCCGGTAGGGCAGGCAATATTCAAACAGCTCGGCACAAGACGCTTCGGTGTTGAGGTCCGCGAAAGTAAACGACCGCACCCCCGGCACACGCTGTTCGACCTGGTCCAGCTTGCGGTCCAGGTGCCGCAGCAAAGGCATGAGGGTGTGGTTGAACTCCACGCCGGTTGCCTTGAGCGAGTGCAGGACCTCGTCGACCGGCCGGCGGATCGTCGCCACGCGGACATCCGGCTGATACTGCAACAGCAGGCGCCAGAAAGCCGCACCCGCGGTTTCGACAGTCCCCGTGCAGGGCTGCGCCAGCCACGATTTGACATCATCCAGCGAACGGCAGTGCCGCACCTCGTCATGCCCGCACTGCCAGTCGCCATAGCCCAGGAAGGACGACAGCCAGCGGGACCGGCTGCGCGGCAACGAGAAGATGACGAAGGGCGCCACGGTCAGCTTCACCCGAAGGGACTGGTCGGTTTCAGGCCGGCAGCCTTGAGCGTATTATTCGCCTGCACGCCGCTGCCGTAGCTGCCGACGCCGGAGAGGGCGCTGGCGAATATGTTCCCCAGCGTGCTCACCTGCGGCACGCCGCTGGTTGCCGCCACGGCGTCGTTGGCGCTGGACGAAATCCCGGAAATCGAGCTGCGCTGCGTCTGCAAGGCGGCATTCACATCGTCCATCGTGCTGCCGGCGATGGGCGAGCCGATGCTCTCCGACGCCTGCACCTGATCCAGGAGGCCGGTCTTGGTGTTGAGTATGTTGGTCTTGAGCGTGTTGGCCTGGTTTTGCGCGAGCTGCGTCTCGTCCGCGAGCGTGCGCCCTGCGGTCTCCTCCAACAGCCCAAGCTGGTTGACATGCGCCTGGCTGTCGGCGAGGCCGGCGCGCGCCATGTCGTAGCCGGTGGTCTTGGTCGCCTGGTCCTTCTGATAGGAGACCTGGTCCCCGACCTGCTTCATGTAGTCGGACGCGTATTTGTTGAAATAATCGTCGTTGAACTGCTTGAACGCATCATTGACCGCCTGCGAGCCGGCGGCGAGGTTCTGCGCGCGGCCGGTGTCGTAGGCGGTCTGCCGATCGGCCTGCTCCTGGGCAGCCTTCTGTTGCGCTGCTTGCTGGGCTTCCTGATCGGCGAGCTGCTGGCGGTTGAACGCGTCCTGCTTGTCCGAAATCTCCTTCTGCGCGGCGATCTGCTTGTCGGACAGGTCCTGGTTGGCCATGGTCTGATACTGCGCGACCGTGTTCGCGCCCCGGACCGCATACTCCAAGGGCACGCCCTCCTCGGTGTAATACTGGTAGCCGGTCGTCGGGTCAGTCTGAAGCATATGGTTCGGCCCCGAGGATGGGTGGCCTCCTCCCATGCACATCTTGCAGCCTCCATGCATACAGAATGAAATCTTCCTGATCACGGCCGAAGCCGCGCAGATACGCCTCCTCCACCGCCCCCAGACTGGCCAGCCACTTGCGGCTGTCGACATTGCGGGCAAGGGCATAGGTCTCGGCGCGATGGTAGTGAGCGTTGCGCAAACGCGGGATCGACCAGTCACGCGCGAACCGGGTCACCGGCCGGACCACGTGCGGCCACAGCTCGGTCCCGAAGGCGCCGGCCAGGACCACGCCGGGGCGGACCGGGACCACGCCGGCCATCGCCACCGGCTCGGCCTCGTAACAGAACATCCGCCACATCGCGCCGGCGTAGGCCAGGATTTCGATGGCAAGCCTGCCCGGGTCGTTGTCCCAGCGCAGCGCATAGATTTCCGCCTGGTCCCGCGGGCGCAGGTTGCGCACGATGTGCAGGACCTCCTCCTCGGCGAAGGGCGCGCCCTTGAGGGTGATCATTTCACCACCCCCGGCTGCACGTTGGCGTGGATGGCGGCGAGCGTGGCCGGCCCGGGCGCCTGGTGCACCAACTGAAGACCAAGATGCGTGCCATAGCCGGCGAACGGGATCGACTTTAGACCGTAGGTGTTGTCCTGGATGTTCGCCACCAGCTCGAACGCCTCGACATTGTTCGGCAGCATCCCGGCGCTGAGCGACCATGCGCCCATGCACATCACGTCGAGCGACTTGATCCGCTTGTTGGTGGTCGGCGTCTCGATCGCCTGATGCGGCGTGCGCACCGTGACCGTGCAACTGTCATAGGTGTTCAGGTCGAGACCGCCATAGAGGTAAAGCGTGTTGTCGGGGCCGCGCGCGAAAACCATGTTCTGCACGACGGCGAACTCTTGCACGACGAAGCCGGGATCGAGCACCGACCAGGCCGTGATATTGCCGGCGGGAAAGTAGGACAGCACATAGATTTTGCCATTGAGGTGCAGCCAATACCGCCCGTAGATCGGCTGGATGGTGGCGCGCGCTTTCGCGGCGGCGACCGCGTTGTCCCGGATAACCGGGGCCAGGATCGGGTCGATCGCCGAACCGACATCGCTCACCGAGGCGGCGAGGTTGATTGCCATCGCATGCAGGCTGCGCACGCCGCTGTCAGAGAGAAACAACACATCGCCGGTGCCGAACTGCAAGATCGAGTGCGGCGCCACGGTGCCGATGCGCAGCGTCTGCGTGATCTGGTCCTTGGTCGGATCGGGGTCGAGCGTCCAGAGCGTCGTCAACAGCCGGGACATGATCGCCATGGAGTTGTAGTAGACCTCCATGCCCGCCAGGTCCTCGGCATCGGGGTCCTGCTCGGCGATGTCGGTGAAGCCGGCGCCCGGGTTGGGCACCGAAGCCGGATCGAGCACGGAAGGGTCGCCGACACCGGAGAAGCGCAGGAACTCGCCGTCGATGCGATACATCTTGGAGCGGAAGGTGCGCGAGAACGTGCCGTGAATTTGGCCGTCCGCATCCGACAAAGGCAGGTAGGGCACGAGCGGCGTGGCGCTGTCGTTGCCCCAGATCACGTAGTTATTGCCGGTGACAGAACCGGTGACCGAAAGCTGAAAGCCGCCTTTATAGGTCTCGCAATCGTCGACGGTGAAACCCTCGGACAGCGCCCCGAACATATTGTGCTGCACGATCGGCACCGGGCATGTCCCGGGGTCGATCACCAGCGGGACCGGCGTGAACACGTGCAGGTTCTTGCCCTGCCCGAAGATGAAAGTAACATCAGCCGGCAGCGTGCAGACAGGCACGAACGCCAGCCGCTTTTCGATTTCACCGCCCTGGTTGATGACCGCGTTTTCGAGGATGCGCAGCGTGCCCTCGGGCGCCGTCAGCGCAGTCTTGCGCGCATCGAGGCCGCCGCGGAAATCGCTGATCGTGAAAACATCATCAGCGGGCATGGTGGACAGCCGCAGAAACCAACCAACCCGCGGCAGCGCCCGCCAGGAACGCGGCGAGTAGGAGCGACCACAGTGGTACGTCCAGCACCATCATCGCTCACGGCCCCCGGCCGGGGCCGCTGCCATAGCCCGGGGGTATGTAGTCGAGGCCCAGCACCGGCTGCGAACCAGGCCGGCTCTGTGCGTCCCCGCCGCCGGCGCCGATGGCGATCGGCCGCACCCGCTTCTTCGATGCCTGGAGGACCCGGTGCCGGCGCATCAGCTCGGCGGCGCGGGCCTGCTGCGCATCACCGTCCTTGGCGTTGTCCCGCCGCAGGATGGGGATCGCAGCGAACGCGGTGATGAGCGCGTCCGGCAGCACGCACTGGTCGGCGTCATTCACCATCCAGGGGACCGTCTTGGTGCCGCGCAGCCGCACGATCGCGTTGTTGGCCTGCGCAGTGCCGTCCGGGACCGGCCACAGCTCGAACGTATTGTCGTCGGCGTGGTGCATCCACTTTTGCGTCGGCCACGCCTTGAACCCGTTGTCCGAGTTCCAGAGGATCATCTCGTAGGGGCCGATGCCGTAGAGCAGTTCGTTGTAGACGGTGTTGATCAGCACCCAGATGTGCCCGATGTCCTCGAAACTCAGATCCGTTGGATAGGGATAATAACGCTGCCCATCGGCCAACTGCACATCCCGGTCGATGATGAGCTGCGGCCAGTCATAGTCCCGGTAGAGGTCCTGCTGCGTGCGGTTGATGTAGTAGAGCAGCGTATCGCGATCGTTGATCCCGTGGGCGACGTTGGTCGAGTGACCAACCTCGGCCCGCAGGTCGGACAGCAATTCACGGAGCTGCTTGGGCACGAAGGGTTACCCCCGCGCCTGGTCGTGGTCGTGCTCCTCGGGCCGGCGTTCGCGTTGTCCCGAGACGTCGGGCAAGTGGGCCTCGGTCCGCCGCGCCTGGCGCGCCTGGCCGCGGAAGCCGACCCGCGTCTGCGGCTGGTCCTCGACCGTAGGACGGTTGAGGGACATGCCCCCCGCCACCGCCGGGCGCATTGCCTGCGCCAGGTCGATCTTCTCCGGCTCCGGCTCCTCGAACTCGCGGATCGTCGCCTCATCCAGCTCCGGCTCGGGCGGCAGCTCCTCGACGGGCAGCTCGTGCTCGATGACCTGCACCCCCGGGTGGCTGGTCACGGTAAGCGGCTTCAGCACCGGGTCGGGATTGTCCGGCCGCGTGGGTTTCGGCACATACATCGGCAGCGTGCAGTGCGGCAGCGCCGCATCATCGGTGGGCAGCTTCGGCCGCGTCCCCGGATAGACTTCCTTGAGATACTTGTCGTCGTAAGTCGTGCGCAGCCGCGCCAGCATTTCGTCCGTGGTCATGTCGGCGGTGCCGAGAACGAAGACCTCGGTTACCGCGTCGTAGCCGTGCATGTGTTGCAGGATCGCGAGTTCCGGGTAGGCGATCGGGTTGCCGCGATGGCGGGCGACGACGTTGTCCTTGTCCCCGCCGAGGGCAACCATGCAGCGCAATAATTGATAGGTGGGCATAAATAATCTTCTCCTCGTGTCACAAACGAGGACCGCCGTTCCGAAGAACGGCGGTCCTGTTGGTCAGTTGATCTGTACAACTAGTGACGAGTTGAGCTGTTGTGCTACGATTTGACCTGTGTGCGTCATGCTTTTGTAAAGCACGAACTGGTTGTAGGGCCGCGAGGGCGTGAAGCGGTGATCCCACTCCCCATCCTGCTTCATCAGGTAGATGTGCCGCGGGTCCCACCAGTAGCCGTATTTGTTGCGCCCCAGCGTGTCGAGCGTCGGATCGTATTCGATCGTGTTGCTGCCGAACTTGACTTGCCCCATCGAGCCGTCCTGCCCGCCAGTGAAGCCCGTCATCGAGTAGTTGCCGTTGGCGCGGATTTCGGTCTCAAGCGCGGTGATGAAATCCGACCCCGCCAGGAACTTGGTCGGCCGGCCACCGTAGCGGATGAGCTGCCGGTATTCCTGTTGCAAGAAGGTCCAGAGGGCGCCGCCGTTGGTGGTGGCCGAGGTGATCGCCCCACGCCCACCGGCGGTGCCGAAGGCCGCGGTGGCGGCGCGGTTCTGCCACCAGGTGTTGGCGGACCGGGACAAGCCGCCGGTGGTCCCGGTGTTGGGCACGTCCAGGATGATCGACTGGAAGCCGGCCAGCGCCTTCGGATCGGCCGTGCCGTCAGCCCAGAACAGGTTGTTCATGGACCGGCCATACTGTTCGCCGAAGTCCTCCAGCTTGTCCTGAAGCAGGTTCACCAGGACCGTGACCTCGCGGTCCGAGTGGTTAGACAGGCTCGAACCGTCGCCGCCCTCGTCGGTGACCGAGATGCCATCGATCTTCAGTTCCGTGTGCGTGAGCGTCAGACCGATGTGATGCTCGCGCCACGGATAGTTGCAGCGCATGATGTTGGCCGGCGTGTAGAAGTTCACGGCGTCATTGTGCGTGTAGCCGACGACGTGGTCGTTGACGCCACCGGCGCCGTAGTTGCCCTTCACGGCAAGCGAGATATTGCCCTTGCCGCCGGGGAACGATTTGGCGCTGCCTTCGAGCAGCCGAAGCAAGGGCTTCGCCTGGATCGACTGCTTGAACGTGTCGCCCTTGTTGAGATAGAAATCCAGTGTCGCGTTGGCGATGTTGGTGACTTCACCTGCTGTGAACGCCATCTGTCAGGCCCCTGAACGATCAGGAGGCCCGCCGCATGCTCGCGAGTGCCTGTAAGGCAGCATCCTTCATGGACGTTGGTTCCCGCGCGGCAGACCCCGTGGTGGTCGTTTGGATGCCGGAGGGGGAGCGACGCGTCGGTTGCGGGACCGGTCGGCCGCGCAGCATTTCGCGTGAAGCTTCCTCATAGGCCGCTCTCACCAGCTCCACCGCCTGCTGCACGGTCGCGGGCACGCCGCGTTCCTGCATCAGGGCCTGGCTGAAACGACGCACGGCAACCGACTTGTGGGCGTAGTCGGGGTCCCTGGTCCGGATGCCGGCTTCCCAAGTGTCGATCGCGTCACGAATGGCGCCGACATTGCGCTGCTGCGTCTCCGCAGTCTGCGCCTGCCGCGTGGTCGTCAGCTCGTGCTCGGCCCGGTTGGCGCGGTGCCGCACGCGGGTCATTTCCCGCGCCGCCTCCTCGCTGACCGTGCCTTCCTCGACCTGCTTTTGCAGATCGGGGGCGATGCGGATGCCGAGTGCTTCCTGGGCGACCATCACATAAGGCGTGACGCCTTCCAGAAAGGCCCGGTAATCGCCGCGCCGCAGTGCCGAACCAACCCCCAGCAGACGATTGACATCGTCGGTGGCGAGCTGGTGCTCCCGCAGAAACCCCTGCAACTGCCGGTGCTGGTCCAGCTCCGGCTGCACGGTCGCGAGTGCCTGACGCGCTTCGTTGCGCTGGGACAAGAGCGTTTCAAAACGCTTCCGTGTCTCGGGACGGAGCTTCCTCAGCTCGCCTTCGGTCGGGTCCTTGTCCTGGGAAGTCTCATCCGGGGCGGGGGTGGCTCCCTGACCCGTTTCCGAAGCCGCGGCCTTGTCCCTGTCCGCCGCGCCCTTGGGGTCCTGGTCCGCGACGGGAGGTTCACCATCCGTGGGGAGCGCAGGAGCTTCGGGTCTGGTCTGGACAACCTTGAGCACTGCCGAAAGAAGCTGCTCACGGTCGGACTGGCGGCTGTCGCCTGACGAGGGCGCCGTGCTGTCACTGCTGCCTGACGAGGGCGGTGTGGCGTCGGCCGGCGCGCTCGGGGAGGGCGTGCCGGAGGGTTCGGCGCTGGACGAGGGCGCCGGTGTCGAGGTCGTGCTGTCCGTGGCGGTGGAGGTCGTTTCCGACACTTCGGTTCTCCGAGGAAGAACCCTAAATGTCGCGTCGGTGTCGTGTCTAGTGTTGTTTCACGTGTAACAACACAGCATGCAGACGATCGCAGCACTCTACGGTAGAGCGCTCGCGGGCACGCACCGGGCGCGCGCCATCACCGCGCCTTCCCGGCCAGCCAGTCGGTGAACGCCTGCAGCTCGGCATCGTTAGCGATGGGCGCCCCTTCCTCCAACATCGTGAAGAACTTCTGTGCGTCCTCGGCGTCGATGACGCGCTGGCCATCGTTCAGCACGTGACAGCGCATCTGAACGCCCCACACGGTGAAGGTAAACCGTTCGACCATCCTGTTGATATTTCGTCTAATGCAGCCGGTTATCTCGCCGCGGCATTACAGGTCTCGATCAGTTTGATGAGGACCCGCTCGCGCGCTTGCAATTGGGTGTCCATGTGCCAGACGAAGCCGCCTACGATCAGCACATTGAGCAACAGCATCGCGAGAAACTGGGCCGGCAGTACAGCGATCAACTGCCGGCCCAGCTTCACCGCCTCCACCGTAGGTTAGCCTTTCGGTGCGGGCGTCGGCGCCGGGCCGCCACCGACCACGAGTGATGGATCGATCGCGACGTAACGCCAGCCGACACCGGGGATGCCCGCGACCAACCAGTAAGTCTTAGGCGGGATCGGCGTGCCGGCCACGGGAGGCGGCGTGGCGATCGGCGGCGTCACTGTGCCGGGAGGCACCGGCCCAGTGGACGGGTGTCCGGGACTGCCAGGCAGAGGATGGCTCGGGTGACCAACCGGCGGCCAGATTGTCCCTGGCAGCGTCCCCGGAGGCGCCGGCTGGATCGGATGGCTGGGCGTCAATGGCGGGAAGACACCCGGCGGTCCGGGGTCGGGCAGATGCCCAGGCACCCAGGGATGCGCGTCAGAGCTTGGCAGATCGTGGCCTGGGCGCGCCGGCTTGATCGGCAGACCGGCGTCCGGATGGGTGGGCCCCATGATCGCCTCAACCTCGAGCACGCCACCAGTAACTTGAACTTTAGTTGCCATGATTTTCTCCTACTAAGGCGTGGGCATGCCCTGTCCACTGGGACGCGGCATTCCGCCGCCGGTGCCGGGGCGGTTGCCGTTGGCACCGTAGACCTGCATGGGCGGCGTGAAAGGTCCCAGCCGCCCGGTGGGGGTCATACCTGGTGCGGGGGGTGCCGGAAGTGAACCAGCCGGTCCCTGCGCGTTAGGGTCCTGTCCTGGTCCTGGCGGGCGCGGGGCACCTTTGCCGGCGCCGCCCGGTCCTGGGGCGCCTGGTCCTGGAGCACCTGGCGCCGCGGGTGGCCTGCCCATGAGCTGGTTGAGGGCTTCCATGGACGGCAGCCCCTCGGCGAACGCCTCGGACATGTCGACATCATCGCCCATGCGCCGGATAACCTGTTTCGCCAGCCACTCGGGCGAGACGCCGGGGATGCGCTGAAGCAGGGGGACCAGTTGCACCAGGTGCTGCACGTCCTGCTGACGGTTGACGGGACCGTTGGCAGTGAGGTCGACCTCAAGAAACACGTTCTCAGCCGCCATCTGCGCGTTGATCTGCGGCCACACGGCGCCCGGGCCGATCGTCTTCTGCACCGTCTCCTGCGACACGTTCAGGATGAGGATTTCCGAGGCCGTGCGCGCCAGCTCGGACAGCGTGTCGTTGATGTCGTCGACGATGCTGACGGTGTCGGTGTTCTGGCTGAACTGGGCGACCGAAACCTCGGTCGCAGTCGCATCCGACGTGGTGCCCTGATCCGCCTGGTCCGACCCCAGCACGCGCAGCACGTCCTCGAACACCGGCGCCGTGTCGTAAACAGCGGCGTCGATCGGTGGCATCTTGATGACCTGCAACACGTCGTCGATCTTCTGCCCGGGCGAAAGCGAGTTGAGTTCAAGCAACGCGTTCGCCGGATGCGTGCGCAGCTTATCCATGTCGCCCTGTTCGAGCACGCCGGCGGCGACCGCCGTTTTCGGGCGGTTGGCCCGCCGGTGCTCACGCAAGCCCTGTCGCGCCCGGTTGAGTTCGAGCTGCATGTCCCGGATCAGATCGATGTCCGATTGCGGATAGAGCTGCTGCTGGTCGTAGCCTTCATTGAACACGAACGAGAACCACGGATAGAAGCGGCTGATTTCGACCTCGGGCGGTCCCGGCTCCTGAAGAAAATCCTTGTAGCCATCACAGACGACGTAAAGGAGACCATCCTTGCGGTTGTAGATTTCCCAGACGCAGGCGCACGCCAGGGGCGTCGACACATCATCACGGTCGCCCTGCGAATAGTGGCTGAGCTTGGCCAGCTCGAACCCCTGCGAGAGCCCATCCTGGTCGTAGGCGGTGTAGCCGTCGCCCACATCGACCATGTAGATTTCTTCGATCTGGTCGGGGGTCAGCAGATATTCCTGCGCCACCCAGTCAGCGCCGAGGAAGCCACGCAGAGACCGGCATTGCGGGTCGGGAATGATCGAGGTGCTGTCCGGGTAGTCGAAGGTCAAGCCCTCGCGGATGATGAGCTGCGGCTCGGAGGCGAGCGACTGGATCGCCAGCCGCAGCTCCTCGGCATCGGCGCTGTCATGCTCGATTTCCTCGTCGGCCATGTCCGCCGCCAGCCGCTCGATGTGCGCCAGGCGCTCCGACATGTCGGCGATGCGGGCTTCGATTTCCGGCCGCATGCGCATCGCCCGCTGAAAACCGATCTTGACGTAGCCGACCGCGGTGATCAGGCCGCGCCGCACGGTCATCTTCATGCAGTTCTTGAACGAGTGCGACTGCTCGCGGACATTGTAGTCGTAGAGCATTTTCAAGGTCGACCCGATGCGGTCCATGACCTGGTCGAACTGGTGCACGGCTTGTGCGTCTTGCAGGATCATCAGCGACTGCGGATCGGGCGGCATGCCGTGCTGCGCCGCCATCAGCATCGCCTGCTGCGCCTGCTGAAGCTGCTGCCCGGTGCCGTCCCAGGTGGTCGCGATCAGCTTGGGCGCGCGCTTCGCCTGCATGGTCGGGTTGTTAGGATAGAGTTCCGCCGTGCGCTGGATCACATGGCGGATGCAGATGTTGGCGATGTAGCGATCGTCACGGACCATTTCGCTGTGCGGCTTCGGCATGTCCGGCCACTGCCGACCCTCGACGAAATGCTGGTTCTCGCGCATGCGGTTGAACGTCGGGTCCCAGTGTTTCTTGGCGCGGAGAACCCGATCGGTCCAGCGCTTGACGAGCTTGCGGCGAGGTTCATCCGGGTCGGGCTGGTCCCGCTGGATGAATTTCTTGTCCTGGTCCTGCGGCGGACCGGTTGCTGGTCCTGGCGGGACAAGACCATGCGTGCCGGGCGTCGCATCGCCCGCCAGCGTGCCCGGCATGGTGCCAATGGGCGGCGAGGTTACGGTTGCGGACATTTACGTGAGCAACCATCCGTGACGGGAAAGGCCGACCAGGACGACGAGCAAGCACAACAGCACGATCGCAAACTTGAGGATCGGATCGATCAATAGGGGTCCGCGGGCGACGATCACGATGAGGTCGACCAACCAGCAGGCGAGCCACGCCACCACGAAGTAAACAATTGCTTTTTCCTGCATTACCAGCCTCCGGTCCCGAAGCCGAGACGCACGGATTTCTCGGCCTGGGTGCGCTGCGCCAGCATGAAGCCGAACGTGCCCTCGGTCTCGACGGTCTTCTTCTCCGGCCGCGCGGCGCCGACTTGCAACGTCAGGCCGAGGCCGACATAGGCGAGGGCGTCGACGAAATCGTCGTGCTGGTCGTGCGGAAACTTGAGGAGCTGGTCCCGCGCCGCGGGCCACCACGCTGCCCGCTCCGGGAAGATCACTTTGCCCATGGCCATGCGGCCTTGGATCGACTGCGCGCGCGTCTGCTTGTCGGCAATCGGCTGCATCTCGATCACCGAACAATAGGTTTTTGTCTCCAACATCCGCTTGCGCAGGAAGGGACCGATCGACTTGGAAATCATGCTGCGCTCGGCCCACCAGAACATCGGCTTGTAGCCGCGCATCATGCGCAGCATCGCCTCGACGCACTGTTCCGCCGTCACCGACCGCCACAGCAGGTCCTGCACGATGTAGATGTTGTCCTCGGCATCGATGCCGACGACCAGCAGGCAGGTCTTGTCCGCGTATTGCTTGAGGCTGACGGCATGGTCTGACGCGCCGTAGAAGCGCAAGTTGGTGGGCAGATCGGCAGGCTTGTAGGTCTTCAGCCAGGCGGCACTGAAGAAAGTGCCGCCCGCGGGGGAAGGCCGCCCCTGGTAGAGCGCCGAGAAGCCGCGCGCGTCGCGCCGCTGCATCGAGACCAGGAAATCCTCGCCAAACCGCGTGGGCCAGAGCGGTTCACCCAGCTTGCGCCTGAGCGGATCATTGTCCTGGTCCATGGCGAGCGCCGGCAGATCGATGATGTGCCACTGTTTGGCTTCGTCGACATCGTAGAAACTGTTGAGCGGATCGGTAAGCCGGCCGACCAGGTCGTCCTGGTGCCACCGGGTCTGGATGAGCATGATGCGGCCGGTCTCGTCCATAAGGCGGGAGCCGATGACCTGCGTAAACCAGGTCCAAAGCGTGTCCCGGATGGTCGGGCTATCCGCTTCCTGACGGTCCTTGAGCGGGTCATCGACGATGAGCACATCGCCGCCACGCCCGGTGGTGGTCCCGCCGCGGCCCACGAAGGCGAGGATGCCCCCTTTGGTGGTCTGAAGCCGATCCGAAGCGAGGCTGTCGTCTTTCAGGACCGTGTCCGGGAAGACCTGGGCGTAGGGCGGGGACAACATGATGTCCCGGACCGCACGGCCCACATCCTGGGAGTATTTCTCGTTATAGGTGCCGAATATGAGGGATAGATGGGGGTTGCGGCCGGCAAACCAGGCCGGGAACATCTTCGACGCCAGCTCGGTCTTGCCGTGCCGCGGTGGGAGGCTGATGATCAGCCGGCGGATGCGCCCGGCTTCCAGCTCCTCCAGCGCCGCGCAGATGACCTTGTGGAACTTCTGCGCGTCATAGCGCGTGCAGTCGGGGTCGTCGGGGTCCTCGGCGGTCGGCTTCATCAGCCGCGTGAAGGCAAGCATCTGCTGCTCGGCGTCGAGGATCGCGATCAACCGTTTCAGGACCAGTTCGTAGCGGTGTTCGGTGGGGGTCATTACGCAAACTGGGTGGCGTCGAGCACACGCGCATCGATACCAGCGATTGCCGCCGAGGCATCGTGGTTGATGCCGTTGCCCCCGGTCGGGCCATTGAGCGAACCGTAAGTCTCGGTCGCCGTCAGCGACGGCGTGGTTTTCTGCATCGTTGAGAGATTGTAACTAACGAGAATGGGACTAAAACCGCCGGGAGGGCTGAGAATGTTCATCGACGGCGTGCACGGGCTGCGGTAGCGCGGCACCAGAGCGTTATAGAGCACGAAGCCGTTGACCAGGACGTAAAGGTGCGTGCCCCGAAGGGTGATCTGCACCGTGTTGTTGCCCGTCGACACCCAGCCAAAACCCTGGTTCGCCCCTGGCATGGCAGGTGAGCCCAACGCCGGGAAGTAGTTGGCGAAGATGTTCGTGCCCGTGCTGGTGCCGATGTTAATGTAGTTGGTGTATTGCTGGGACGTGGTCGACCCGTCCGCCGCGGCGAGATAGAACGTGCACGTCAACACGGTCTGGTTTGAACCTGGAATGGTCCAGGTCATGTCCAGGTCACCGTCCGTCTGCGGCAGTATGTACGGGAACGTGGTGACCGTGACCGGCGCCGTGATGCTTTGCGACATCACCTGCTCACCGGGATCAATGCCGTTGACCGCCTGTTGGAACACGCGGCCGATGTCGATGAGACCAAGCCGCGGCAGACCGGAGACGCCGAAATTGTAGCCGCTGAGCGCTGCCGTCCGCTGCAATGAAGCTGCGGCCAGGCGTCCGATCTGATATTTCGTTGCGCTGAAGTTTCCCCCTGCCGATGGGTTGGCGGATTTGTTGGTGATCAGCACAATATCTGGCTTCTTCGCCGTGTAGGTGCCGGCGCTCATCACCAACCACGTCGCGGTGTTGTCCACGGTCGGCGAGTGCAGCGATGTCTGCCACGTCGGCGGGCTTGCTCCGGACGTGCCAGAGTTAGCTGCCATAACCTGCATCCTGCCGTTGCTATCGAGGATGACAGCGTTGCGCGTGTAGGCGGTGTTGGCCTGCCACGCGGGCGGGACAGTGCCCCAGCCGTTGACGATGGACAGCGCGCTGGCCAGCGTAACGGCGTTGAGGTTGAAGCTGTCGTTGACGCCAAAGTTGAAGAAAAGCAGGTCCGGCATCACCGCCTGAACGTAGGTCCACCAAGCCACGGTGTTGTTGGTATACCAGGTGGGGATCGTCAGCACGCCGTCGGCAAGCACCTGCGGCGCGATGAAGGTGGACATCGCACTGCCGCCCATCGCGAAATTCTGGAAGCTGTGCGTCTTCGTCGGGTTGTCCTCGCGCATCCGGCGCTGAAGCTGAAACCAGAGAACGTCAAGCGGAGTGAGCGGGTTTGGCGTGGGCGTGGACGTGCTGTCGCCGACAATCACAACCACCGGCGAGGCTGCGGCCGTGTATTTGGTCAGGTGCACCGCGGGGTTGATCCCGCTGCGCGACGTGAACGGTCCCGGACGCGCATAGCCGTCCGAGTTGACGGCCACCGGGACAGGGAAGGTCAGCTCGGTCGCCCGTGGCGGCAGCACCACAGGACCATAGATTTCCGGCGTGCCGCCGGAGGCGACCCAGTTGTCGTAGCGGTTCTGCTGCACCCGCATCACGCCGGTCCCCATCGGCTGAGGCGGCGCAGCCAGGGGCGTGGGTTCGGCTTCTTCGCGAGCGGCAACGAACCGCCCGTCACTGCCGTGCTGCGCGCGGCTCATGGCGCAATCTCCGCGACCGTGACTTCGTTGGACGGCGGGCCTTCGGTGGTCCCAGTGTCGTTGGTCGCCGTCACCACGCAGACGGCGACCTGCCCGACCTCGGCCGTGGTGACGGTGAGAACATCACTGTCGTCCCCTGCGGGGGCCCCGTCGAGCGTCCACTCGTAGGAGTAGGCGGTCGGCTCCCCCGTCCAGGTGCCCATGGTGCAGGTGAGCGTGTCCCCGTCCTGAAACACATAGGGCGCGGTGCGGTTGAGAGGCGCCATGAGCGGCGGCGTCGCCACCAGCACGGCGACATTCCCCTCGAAACCCAGTTCCGTGAGAGTGCCGACCCAGAGCCGGGGCGTCGCCGCCAGCTCAAGGTGCAGCATGCCCGGTTGCAAACTTCCATCAGCAGGCGGAAGGAGACCCACACTGTAACTGGGCAGGAAAGAGACGGTCTCCGGATCAAAAGGCATAGTGTTTACACTCCCGAAATCGATGTCATGGCGTGGTGCTCCCGGTTACTGTGCCGCGCGCTCGCACATTGCCGCTGGCATCTACGCTCCACTGGTCGACGCCCGCGACCACATAATACAAGCGCCCGGTTGCGGTGCGGTATTGCAGGTAAGCCCCCGCTGCGCTGTTGAGTGCCGTGCCGCCGTTGAAATCAACAATCTGACCGCTGCTCATGCGCACCGCAGCAACCGGCGAGGTGTAGCCCGAGGGCGGCAACGCGCCGCGCGCATCCAGCACCTGATACGTGTTCATATCGGTGCTGACGCCGAGAATGGATTTGGTGATGCAATTTACCGATCCGTCGAACAGAATGCCCCAGCTAATTTCGCCCGGTAGCACGGCTCCGGTGCCGCCCCATTCGTAAAGGGAGATGTGCATCCCCATACGAGAACCAGCGCTGCCGATAACACTGCCGTTGAACGCATCGTCAACGCCGTTGACACGAACGGCCATCTCCGTTCCAACCACGACCCCTCCCGTTGAAGAGGGCAGGTTCTGATCGTCTTGGTTAGTTATATGAACCGCAGCAGTCCAGGCTTTACCGTGCTTATTCAAAGTAAAAGAGCCAGCGACATTCTGCGGCCAGCCGGCTTGGGTGCTGTAGCTGTCCATCGTTACGTTGATGCCAGCCATCGACGTGACGGCGGCGGTGTTGTCCTGCGCTACGATGTTGAGGATGTTATTAACGAAGCCGCCCGTGCCGCCGCCGAGCACTTGATTATGCTCAAGTCTCAGCACGCCACCGCTATCAGCTTTTCCGGAACGAACCGCGAGAAACTTCGTTCCGTTGGAAAAGTTTTCAAACAGATCGCCTTTGCCGACGCGGTTATATGCCTGAAGCATGGCAACGCCGCCGGACAGCACGCCGTCGACCTTGAACAGAACCGGTGAGGTAGGCGTCGTATTCTGCACGCTGCCCCACACGACCGACGCCGCGCCGGGGGGCATGACCAGCGGCTCGTTGGTGCCGAGGACAGCGAGCGCCGCGCCGATCGCAGCGGTATCGCTGATCGTGCCGTTGAGATGCCCACCGAAATCCATGATGCTCGTCAAGTCGCCGGCGCGGTCCTGCGCCGAGCGTGCGGTCGTGCCGCCGGTTGCCGTGTAAGTCAGCGCCCCTGTCATCGTGCCGCCGCCAGTCGGCAGATAAGGCCCGCCGAGGGGAGCGTGGTTGTCGACATACTGCTTGGTAGCGGCTTGGAGGGAAGCGGTCGGATCGGCGGCCAGAGTGACCGTGCCCGTGGCGGTTATAGCGCCATTGACACGGAACAGGAGGGGGCCTGCGCCCTCGTAGCCCTCGACATCGATCGTGCCCCGGTTATGCACGATGAAGCGGCTGTCGGTGATCGGTCCGCCGCCGTCGATCACGGTGTTCCCAGGACCAGCGAAGGAGAGGATCGGCACGGCAGTCGACGGCGCGGAGATGCTGCCGGTCTGGCCGACGAGGAGCTGATTTTGCGTCCAGGAACCGAAGGTCGGGAGGCCGCTCTGCCCGATGATCAGCCCGCCATTGACGATCGCGCCGCCATCATTGATGACGATGCCGTCCTGAAAAATCGCGCTGTTGTCGATGACAAGGTCGTTGAAATGACCCTGCCCGAGAAGGTGCAGATCGTGCTTGGTTTCACCGCGCCAGGTCAACCCGAAGCGGCTGGCAGGCACGTTCTGAAGATGCCCGTTGCTGGCGTAATTAACGCCGCCGAGGACGACGTCCCCGCCCCACTCAGTAATGGTCGCCAGGCCGCCAACTGTAAGCGTTGGAAAACGATCCCAGACCTGTGCATCGTTGACGGGGAAGCTGAGGACACGGATGTTGGCAAGGTTCGTTTGCAGCGAGTTGGCGCGCGGCCCGAACATCGCTTGCGTGTCGCAGGCGATGATGCTGTTGCGGGCATCTGTCGCATACTCACGGAACGAGAAATCAGCCTGCATGATCGGGTTGCTGATGCCCGCCAGCAGAAACGCATCTTGCAGACCGCCGGTCTGATCGGTGTTGTTAGGTCCGTCCGCCACCTCCATGTGCATCTCAATTTCGCAAGGCACGCCGCCATCGCCGAAATAGAGAACGCCCGCGCCACCCCATGAAGCGGAGTAGCCGTTGATTATTTGAAGTTGGTTGCCGGGGCTGATCGCCCACGGGATCGCGCCGCACTGACCGTAAGCGGATGCAGTGATCATCCGCAGGCCGTCAAAGCTTTGGAACGCGTTCGACGCCATGGTGACCGACGCGAACTCGCAGGGGATGTCCCAGTGGCTCCACGCGTCAACGAGGATGGTGAACGTGCCGGTGGCACGCGTGCCGGGGACAGGCGGGATCGGCGGCGGCGCCGGTCGTGATGGAGCCTTGCGGTTGCTGACGTTAGGCGCGGTGAAGGTCGCGCCTTCGCAGTTCTGCACCGACAGCCCGGCCATGTTGAAGAAGCCGCCACCGTTGTAGGAGCGGACGTGCACGCCATGCGATAGCGTCGTATCGATACGGCCAACGGCGAGGCCAACGCGCGGCGGGAAATACTGATCGCCGAAGATGGTGGGGTTCTCAAGAACCCAGAAAGACCCCTTGCGCATGTCGAGCGCGACCTTATCCGCCGCGCACGAGTGGATCGACGCCCCAGCCATGTTGAACGTCACGGACTGCCCGGGGCAGTTGACGAAATTGATGCCGCGCGTGCTCAGATAATTGCCGGGGCGTAGCAGCACTTCGATGCCGACCGAGATGCCCTGGCCGCTGGGCAGCGACTGCTGGGCCGCGCAGGCCGCGCGCACGTCGGAGGCCCAGCTTTCAAACGCGGTGCCGTTATCAGTGCCATAACCGACTTGTAGCGTGCGGGATGGCGGCGTGATGGTGATGCCGGGATTTGCGCCGCCGGTGACGCTGGCGGGGAATGTCGGCCAGGACGAGTAAACGCCGGTGTCGGTGGGGTAGAGCGTGTGCGGCACGAAGTTGAGCGACGCTGTGACCCCGTTGAGGAACGGGTTCATTGTGACGAAAGCCGGCTGCGTCACGCCCTGCGTGGTGGGCTGCGAGATGGTGACGATCGTGCGGGTCACATCCAGCGCAACGATGCGGGTGTTGGCGGCGTCCGGCTGCCGCGGGTCCGCCGCGCCGACAAGGCCCACGCCCTCGATCAACGTGCCGGCGGTGGGATCGGCGACCACCCAGGACGGCAGCGCCGCCGTGGCCGTCAGCGTGGTGCTGTTGTTGGCCCAGGTGGCGCGGAACGAGGCGGTCACCTTGTTCTCGGTGTAGGTCACCTTGCCGGGGCCGGCGACGATGGGGGCTTTGGAGAGAGTGACCGTATAGAAATCGGGCGAGATAGCAGTGATAACCGTGCCGCCGGGGATACCGGTGCCGGCGACACTCATGCCAAGGCGCAGCAGCTTCACGGGGCCTGCGGCGACAAGGTTAGGATCGAGGGTGATGGTCCAGGGACCAGGGCCGCCGGCGGCCCAGTTGCCCGGCAGCGTGAGCGCACGCTGATCGGCGGCAAGCGGCTCCGCGGTAGGATCACGGGGGTTTTCGTAGAGCGCGCCCGGGTCGACGAGGGTCAAGGGGCCGGTCAAGACGCCATTGGCGTCGGTGACGCCCTGCCAGAGAGACCGCCGCCCGTAGCCGGTGGTGCCGCGCAGGTAGACGGTGGCACCGGGCGGTCCGCCGCCGCCTGGCGAGACGATTGCGGCGCTCGTGGGCCGGATTTGCCGGACGACGAACTGGGCCGGGCGGATCACGCCGCCGCCCTGCATGGTGAGGAGGTCCCAGACCGCTGAGCCGCCGGCGCCGAAGGCGTTGATGGTGGGGCCGCCGTCCGTGGTGACGGTGAGGCTGGCCCCGGTGAAAGCATGCGCGGCGGTCGTGTCGACCGTGCAGTTGCTAGTGAAGCCGGGGCTGACGATCCTGACGAGAGCCGGGACGCTGTTGCCGGCGGCATCGGCGCCGGCGGGCATGATGATGGTCTTGTTGACGTCGGCGGCGGTGAAGGTCGCGCCCTGGACGGTGACCTGCGTGCCGGTCCAGGAGACGGGACCGGCGACGACCTTGAAGTCCGGGGCGATGCCGTAGAGGTAGCTGTCGAACGTCTGCGGCGTCGTCGGCATGCGTGACGCGTCGGACGGATGGACGTGATCGCCGCGGGAATAAGTGGTGGCGGCGCCGGGATCGGCGACGCTATTCATCAATGGGGGCGCGGACGAAGGCGTGCCGCCTCCCCCGCTGCCGCCGGTGCCGGGGGAGGCAACCCATTTGGTACCGTCCCAGGTGTAAGTTCCGCCGGGGGTGGTGACGGTCTGGCCGCCGGTGGGCGCGCTGGGGAAATCGAAGGGCATGGCTATGCACTCGTGCTGTCGGTGACCAGCCCATACGCAGCCAGCGCTGCCGTCAGCGATGACATCGGCGGCGTGATCGGCAGCGCCTCGGCCAGCAGGTAGTTGCAGACCACCGAGCTAGCGACCGAATTGGTAGTGTTTTGGCCCGTCACAGTCAGCGAGAGCGCGCCTGTATCCGTCAGCGTGTCCGCGCCGTTTATCGTCGTGACGCCTGCACTTGTCGCCAATCCAACACCAGTTCGCATCTGCGCATTGTTAGCGGTTTTGACGACATCGCATTCCAGTCGCCATGTTGTTGTTGATGCGATCGTAGCAGTTACCTGCGCATAGATCAGCGCGCCCAACCGGATACGCGCTATGCGGCTATCCGTTGACGCCGCCATCGTTCCGCCGGCGACGATCCGTATCCGATCACCGACATTGCGCAACGTATTCGCGGGCACGCTGAACGTCTGCAACGTGTCCTCGGTCGTGTCGGCACCGTTGCCCACCGCCGCCACGGGCGTGTTAAGGACACCGCCGCGGGCGCCGGTAATTGTTGGCTTGACGATCGGGGCCGTGCCGTTGAAACCCACCTTCTGGATCGCCGTGCCAGCCGTGCTAACAACAACCTGGGCTGTCGGGGTGCCATCGAGCAGACGCACGCCGCCGGTGCCCTTCCCCGCCAGGTTGAGGGAAATATTCGGGTCCGAACCACCACACTGTAACTGCGGATTGAACCCAGCAGCCGCGCCTGTGTGGCGCAAATAGTTTACTGCATTAGCAACCGGAAAAAAGCCAGCTATAGGCACTTCGTCCGGTGCAGACGTGAGATACAGGCCATCGGCTTTGAAGAGCAGCGCCGTTTTGATCGTGCCGTCATTGTCAGACCGGATATACGAGGAAGGATTACCGCTGACATCGCGGTGCCACTCGATCTGATGCCCCTTACCCATTAGCAAAGCATGCGCTGGAGATGTTTCGTCTGCGGGGTTATCTCGCACCAGCGAAGTATAAAGGAAAGTGATGCCAAGTTTGAAGCGGTTAGGGTTAGGCGTGATATAGATTGGATTGCCGGCATTATAGGTTGGCCCTGTGCCAGCCGTGCCGCTGTCGCCGCCGCAGCCAATGCCCAAACCAAATGCCAGCGTGCGCGGCGTGCCGCCGCCGACGTAGCCATAGGGACCAACAGGCACAACGTCGTCACCGTGAGTAACGACCTCAATCTCCTGCCCAATCGCGGGACCCGCCCCGGCAATTCGGTGCGCTTCAAGATAATGACCCCAGCTGCCGCGCGTTCCGACGACGTCGTTGTAGGAAAAGCTGACGGTGCCGATCACTGACGGATCGGTCGAGAGTTGCCCGTTGTCGCTTTGCCTTGAGAAGAACAGCGCGGCGGCCCCGCCAATCGCGGACCCCACACGCAGCTGCGTGCCCTTCTCCAGATAGCGCAGCCCCTCCCACGTCCGCTTGATCCATGTGCCGGTGCCAGGGCTCTGGGCATATGTCGTGTATTGGCTGTCCCAACCGCTGCCGATGAACGCCATGCCGCTCATCCGCAGCGGCGTTACCGTCTGCGCAGGATAGCTGCCGCCGCCATCGGTGAATGTTCCAACCGCAGGAACCAGCACCTGCGACCACGCCGCATTCAACCGCCCATAGGCGGTTCCGTCGCTGGGCGCGTCGCCGAGGCCGGCGGCGCCGGCGCCATAATTGCTCGCCGCGACCCACTGCTTCGAGTTGCCGTCGTTGTAGTAGATGTAGAGCTGCGTGCCGACGCTGTCCCACCAGAGCTGGCCATCGAAGGGGTTGGCGGGCGGGGCGGGCGAAGCGGTGACCAGCCCGCCGGTGGTGAGCGCGATCTGCGCCGCACGGTTGGCCCACCAGCGGCTGGACCAATGGTCGCCGCTGATCCCCATGACCGCCAGGATGTTCGGCGGGATGGTGTCCGGCATGTGCTCGGCCCATGCCTGCGTCACGTCGGCATAGTCCTGCGCCAGAGCCGAGGCGCCCTGGGCGTTTGCCACGGAGAGGCGGGCGTCACCCGCCGCGCCCTGCGCCGCGGTGTTGGCACCCTGGGCGTTCGCCGCGGAGAGACGGGCGTCGCCCGCGGCTCCCTGCGCCGCCGTATTGGCGCCCTGGGCCGCGGTGTTGGCGCCAGCCGCCGAGGTCGCCGAGGCCGCGGCGGCGCTGGCGGACGCCTGAGCCGCACCCGCCGCATTGGTAGCGGTATCCACGAGCGGCTGCACGTCGTCGATCACACCCTCAGACAGATCGTCAAAAAGCCCCGGGACCAGGTTGTTTTCGCCGATAATTCCGTCGCGGATGGAGCCGTCCGAGTTCAGGCTGGCAGAGGTCCAGGTGAGCTGGTCCTCTACGGCTTGGTTGGTGCGGTCGAACTCGGCGTCGAGCTTATCCCCCGGCGGGGGCGCCGTGGGGTTGCTGACCTGCCAGTCGGTGAACGAAAACGCCCGGTCCGGCGGGGCCGGCATCGGTGCCCGAGGACGCGACGAGCCATCGGCTGCCAAGGCGGTGTCTCCCCAGCGGAGACGCGACACTAAACCGACACAGATTTTGGCGCAACAAAATATCCTGGGCGTGCGGAAAGTGTAACGAAATTTGAGTTTGGCTGCTCAAGAAAGTGTAACGAGATTTGAGTTTAGGCGTTCGGTAAGCGGAATGAAAGTTTGAAAACTAACGGAGTGGTCGGTGCGCCAATCATGAGAATAACGCCGGCGGCCGCGACCCCCCGAGGGGGGCGGTCGGCCCGGGCGGTCCTGGTCCCGGGACCGCGCGCGCCCGGGCGGTCCTGGTCCTGGGACCGGGACCGGGCCTTGGCAAGGACAGCGGACATGTAGCAAGACCAAGGGGTTAGCCGCCATTTGGTGCCTTGTCTTCGGCACAAGAGGCCCTAAGCCTGGCCAGTTCGCGCGCCAGCTCCACCCGGGACAGGGACGAGAGCAGGCGGTCCGCGGTCCGTTCAGGCGCGGCGCTATGACGGCCGAGCAGCCCGTCCAGCTCCGCCAATGTTCTCGCCGCCGCTGTCCTAGCGTTAGCGTTCGCTTCGGGGTCCGATGCTATGGCGGCGAGGGTTGAGCGTACGTCATAACCTGAGGGTTGACCAGCCGGCTGACCTTGCAGACCCATCCCATGTCCGTTCCGCATGTCCTGCGGTCCGGGACCGCCCGGGACAACGCCCTGTTTGCTTATCCTGCCGCCCGGGACAACGCCTTGTTTGCTTATCCCGCCGGCTGTCCTCGCCTCCGGATCGTGCCACATGCAGAACCGGGACCCAGAACGCGCAAAATGCCCACACGAAACGCAGCGACGCGCCTTCGCTCGCACGTTCGCCATGCGGTCCTGAACGGCAGGATTATTTGTGGCGGACTGCCGCTTTACCCTTGGCATGTTGTGTCAACCCTACTATTTGTTGTGTCCCGTCGTTGCTGTCACGACGGCGGGGCCTACACTGTCACAACATGGAAAGACGCCAAAATGAATACCTTGCCACCATCGGCCATGCGCCGAAACGCGTTGCGTGCCGCGGTCCGCGCGCATCCTGACGCCGGACGCGTTCTGAACGGCGAACAAGTCTCGGAATTGCGCCTTGGTCGCCTGGTGCAGATCGCACAAGCGCTGGGGATCGACGCTGACGCCATCATGGGCACCGCGGCATCCACGTCGATAAATATCCCCATCGAAGGCGATGAAAACTCCGACCCTGGCATCACCAGGACCATCAATGCGGCCGTAGCTAAGGCCGAGGACGAAGACGAGGACGAGGACCCGGCCGGGAACCTGGCCACGGATAAGATCGAAGCCGAGGTTGCCGCGGTCCGCGGCTTGATCGTCTCGGGCGGCTTTGGCGCTCTTGACGCCAGGTTGCGCGAACTGGTCACGCAAGCGAACAAGCCGCCGGTCGAGGTGCGGATCGAAGTCCCGGTTGAAGTCCCGGCATCGGGCGGGACCAAGGGTGCAGCGCCATCGGTCCGCCAAGCCAAGTGCACGGGGAAAGACGAAACCTGGCGCCAGCTGTTTGGCGTGAAGGGTGCGCTGGGACAGCGGACCACGAAGCTATGGGACGGCGCGCATCCTGACACTCCGGGGTTGAACCCCCGGTATGTCTGGCCGCAGCCGGCAACCGCGATCGCGCTGACGCAGGTTGCGCGCAAGCGGAACGTGCTGCTGTTCGGCGCGGCCGGAACGGGCAAGACGGAATGGAGCCAGCAATTAGCGGCGCGGACCGGCCGGCCGTTCGCGTTGATTTCATGCGACAGCACGACGGACGGTCCCACGCTGGTAGGCATGACGGTCCCAGCCGCGGATGGTTCAGTCGCCTGGCAGGATGGCCAGTTGACGCGCGCGATCCAGACACCCGGTTGCGTGATCTGCATCGATGAACCGAGCGTCGCGCGTCCTGGCGCCTTGTTCGTCTTGCAGAACGTGCTGGCCAACCGCGTGCTGTTCATTGCGGAAACCGGCCGGCGCGTGAAGGTTGCCGAGGGCGTTGTGTTTATCTCGTGCGACAACACCAACGGCACGGGCGGGGGATCGCGGCGCGGTTATACCGACACCAACCGGTTGAACGCAGCGTTTTTGGATCGCTTTGGCGTGCGCGTCCGCTTTGATTTCATGCCGGCCGATCAAGAGCGGGACATTTTGGTTTCCTATACCGGTTGCACGCCGGCGTTGGCAGAACTGCTGATAAGTGCCGCGGCCACCACACGCGCTGCGGCCGAGGGGCAGCAATTGACCGCCGGCATCGGACTACGCCGGCTGCTGTCCTGGGCGGAATTGCTGACTGATGGCATTGACGCTGAAGACGCGTTCCATGCCGCAGTCCTGAATTGCGCCAGCGAACAGGACGTCGAAACGCTGCGTCAACAGTGTCTGTTAGCCTATGACAAGACGCAGGTTGCGGCAGCGCTGAATAACAGCCCGGTCGATGTCACGACGGATGCGAACCCGGACCCGGCGTTGACCAACGCCACAGCCGCGGGACGCGACGCTGCATCACAATTCCAGAACTGAGGACAAGACGCCCATGCTCTACTTTGAAACCGTTGCGGCCGCTTCGGAAACCGCAATGAAGATACTCGCACGACGTGCGAGCGTAAAAGGCGCCTGGCAAGTGCTGACCACGTGCAATGGTGGTTCCACTGCTAGCGTCTCGTGGCAATTCCCGCGCGTGACGCTGAACATGCCGAGCCTTCCTGCCGACAGCCAGATCACACGCGCCGAGGCGGACCGACTGGTAGCCTACATCGCGCACGAGTGCTGCCACGTGCTGCACACGGATTGGAACGACTGGCGCCGCGCGGTTGCACTGGGACCGCGCGTGCGCCATTGGGTCAACGCGATGGAAGACGTGCGCATCGAGCGCACGGAAATCCGGAACGGCGCCTTCCCTAACCTGCGAAACCTGCTGGCGTCATTGTGTGACCGGAAACATTTTGAGGCGGTCATGGAAAGCGCCAAGGTCGGGCGCGTGATCGGAGCCAAGGTTGCCGACGCGCCCTATGTGGTCTGCATCCTGGGCCGGTTGCAGAACGACTATGACGTGCCAACGGCCCGCATGCTGCCAGGGTCCTTGTCGCCGGACGTCAAGCGGCTTGTGGACTACGCGTTGCGCGGCTTGCCTAAGTGCCGCAGCACCATGGCGGTTCTGAGACTGGCGCAAGAGCTGGTCGCAATGGAACGCACCATGCAGCAACCAGCCGGGGCGCCAGGCGAGCCTGGGGAAGGCCAGGAAGGCGATGGGGCGCCAGGCGAGCCTGGGGAAGGCCAGGAAGGCGATGGGGCGCCAGGCGAGCCTCAGGAAGGCCAGGAAGGCGATGGGGCGCCAGGCGAGCCTAGGGAAGGAGCCGCAGGCACGCCGCCAGGCGTTCAGGAAGGCGATGGGGCGCCAGGCGAGCCTGGGGAAGGAGCCGCAGGCACGCCGCCAGGCGTTCAGGAAGGCGATGGGGCGCCAGGCGAGCCTGGGGAAGGAGCCGCAGGCACGCCGCCAGGCGTTCAGGAAGGC